TCAGGAGCTGTTCGCTCCATCCGTTCCAGTCATAAGCCTCATCCCGTCCTGAGCGAGCTTCTTCTGGCTCGCTTTTTTCGTGTACGTAGTCGCCTGAGCTGCGGTTGACCATCCATATACGGACATGAGCTGGCGGTCTGTCGCACCTCGCTCCGCGAGAATTGTTGCGCCTGCCTTTCGGAGCCCGTGCGCCCCGCAGTGAGGCAAGCCGGCCTTGCCGCATTGCTCAATAAACCAGGCGCCAAATCCAGCCACGCTGAAGGGCTTGCCGTATTCGGTCACAATGAAAGTTTCCTGCTCTGGCGGGCAGGCGGCGATCTCTGCAGCGAGAGCTGGTAAGACCGGGATCTCAAGCGGCGAGGCCTTGCAATATTTCGTCTTGGCCGGAACGAAAACGATTGAGCCGAGGCCACCCTCGACACCGGCCTTTTTGAAATGTCGCGGTCCGAGAACAGCTGCATCACAGCGTCGCGCCCCGGTATAAAGCAGGAGCGTTATTGCTGTGCGCTGCTTGGTCCCGATAGGCCAGAAATCTTCGAATTTCTTGATCTCAGTCTCAGTCCAAGCGTGGAAGCCGTCGCTCGCATATTTGACCCGCTTCACGTCTCGGGCTGGATTACGCTCGAGATGCTCGGCCTCGATCGCCCAAGCGAACATGCTGGACAGATATTTCAGCCGATTATTGGCTGCGCCTGGCTGCGCGGCCTTGCGGTCCCTGAGCATGCGGAGGTGGCTTGGCGCGATCGATCCAATAGGGCAGGACCCGACAAGAATTTTTGAGCCAGGTTTTATTGATTCGGCGAAACATCCATCGAGAACGGACGCGCGATTCCTTTGAGATTTCAGATCGAGCCGCTTGAATTCAGCTGAGGCCATGTATTCGTGGCCGAGCCACTTGAAGGTGCCTTTGACGGGCGGCGCATCGGCCGGGCTGGTCTCGGCCGCCCCAGTGAGAAGTTCAGCCTTGGCGCGCTCATATTCCGCGTGCCACTCAGCCGAGCCGAGTTCGGCTAGCAGCCGGATCTTCTTTCCCTTGATCCTTACGTAATACCTGGCCGTTTTGTAGCGGTCGACGTCCTTAATCAGGTACTTGAACTTCACTTCGGCCATGGCGGGTCTCATGCGGCGACATCGCTCCAATCGATGTCGGCCTCATCCTGCCCAGCCTTTCCGCGGCGAGGCAACCGCCTGAAAGCGGCCCGCAGTTCCTCCGCATCCCACAAAAGACGGCCAAAAAGCTCATGTGCGCCGGGGAAAAATCCCTTTTCGACGGCTGCTTTGAACGTGCTTTCGCTTATCCCGAGATAGGCAGATGCCTCCATAGACGAAAGCCCGATCGGGTCGCGGGGGCATTCAATTGAACGGCGCGCGCGGCTCATGATGCGACCCCAAATCGTTTTGGAAGCGGGTCAAATACTGGATGTCCCCAAGCGATATCGCCAGCGATATGCTCTTCAAGCCATTGCCGAAGTCCTGACCCCAGGGTGAACCATTCGGTTCCTTCAACGCGATATTCTGAAAAAATACCGTGTAGGTAACTTTCGAATTCTCTGTGGCCCTTCATGCAGTAGTATAACTTCAACGCTTCTGGGTTAGCTGTAGCAAATGTATCGAGTCGGCGACGGATGTTTTTTGTGAAACCAATTTTCACGTAATCGCCGACGCCTACGAAATAGATGAAGGTATGTATTGGCCACTCTGAGGCGATTGTCTCAACGTGTTCTATTATGCGCGGCACGCATTCAATTGGCCGGATGGTTCCATGTTGCATGTCGATCTCGATGCCCCAGCCTCCGCCGAGGCGCGACGCTGATTTCAAGGCCCGGTCGATCTCAGTCTGCGTGATCCGAGCAGGGCGGCGGCTCATGTCCCAGCCTCGACCGGAAGAGGGGTGGGGAATGGCCATAACTCAATAAAGCGTTCAAGGAACGCCTGCTTGGCCTCTTTTGGCCCCCATTCTGGAAGATCGATTTCGATTGGCTTGCGGCCTCGCGTATAATTCCAATCGTCCCTATTTTGCATGAGCTGCAATTGCTCAGTCGCGAGCATGATGATGTCGATCTCTTTAACTGCGGGAGATTCATGCAGAGGTAACCCAAAGCGCTTCGCAATCGCGGCTTCGACGTTTTTCTCTAATCTTCGATACTCTGGAAGGAGGTCTTTGAGCGGCTTCGTTACATCCCCAATGAATGCCTCGGCCGCATCATGCATCAGGCCTTGAAGCGCGTGTTCCGGCGGCACGAGATGGCTTACATGCACGCTATGTTGAGCAACTGAATAAAACCGTTGGCAATGGCCAGCGAAACGACAGATATTGGACAGGCCATGGGCGATGTCTTCGATTGTGAAAACAGAGTTTCCCGGATCAAGAAAATCAAAGTAGTTTCCGCTATTGAGCAAGATAGTCGGACCGACAATCCGGCGCACAGTTGCAGAATGTTCAATCTCGCTCACCCTCTGACCCTCCAACATTTACCGGCTCGCCCCATTGCGAAACCGGCCATTGCGATAGTGTTGCACTCTTCTCGTGTTGCGTACCGCGTCGGCAAGCATTGCTCTGGCGCGTAGATCGAACAGAGAAGGTAGAAGATTGAGGCGGTCATTTCCGGCAGCGCGTAATTATCGCAAGAATGGCCATGCCGGTCCATGCACCACATAGGAATATCAACCAATCTGGCATCATCTCTCACTCCTTCAGCGCGCGAAGAGCGGCGGCAAACTCATCTGCAAATCGAAGCGCCCCGGCTTCAATCAATATCCGTTCGTGTGCAGGTGGTAGGCTTTTATAGATCTTTTCGTGCGCGGCCTTAATTGCATCAGCAACCTTCGCCGCTTCTTCCAGCACATCATTGCGGACGGTGGAGATGACATCAAAAGCAGCTACCAAACAACTGCAGGAAGATAGGAAGTCGTCACCTTCAATCAAATTCCCGCAGTTATATAGGTAGCTACATTCTGTACTGATGGCTATCTTAGCCCGAATACAGCGAACGAGATCTTCGCCAACAGCTAGCACCTTCTCTCGCGTGTCGGTCATGGGCGCTCCTTCGCGCACAGTTCTTCAAGCCGGTCAAGATCAAGCGGCGCGCCAGAGGCTTTGAGTTCAGAGGGGGGTGTGTCGGTCATTGGCGGCTTCCTTCGATCATCTTGTCAAATGCGATGGCGTCGATTGTCCGGCAAACTGCTTTTGATGCTTCGAAAACCTGCCTCGCTGTGGTCAATGCTTGATCTTCCGATGGGCGCGGTGGCTGCATCACAACCAACATGAATGCGCATGCGAAGCAAGAAGACAGAAATGCGAACTTTAACCCGGCTGATATTTCTTGCATGGCCTCACTCCGCAGCGTCTTGGCGCGCGTCGAGCACGCCGTGATAGAATCCGAGACGGTTCAATTTCTCGATGAGCTTGCGGGCTTGCTTGTGGGCCGACGCGTCGACAGCACCAATCGCGGCTTCTTCTTCAAGCGCTGGCAATAGGAGGTCGAGACCGCGTGACATCGCGCTCTCCGGCGGAAGCACGAGATAGTCGCTATCGGTAAGGATCTTCAGGACGTGGTAGACGATCAGGCCGAACTTGCAGACGCGCGTTTCCGCTTGCTCGTACTCGCGCATGATTTCATCACGGGTGCGTTCGCAACGCCGCATCAGAGCATGGCGCTTTTTATGGTCCAGACCGTCGAAGGGTTCGAAATGCGCGGTCCAGAAAAGCTGCTTGGCTTCGATGACGCCGGGCTCGTTCGGATCAGCTGCGCCTGAAATCAGAACGCTGAGCGCGAGGAAGGGTGGAAGCGCCAGTTCGATGCGTTGGCTGTCGCTAATATAGCTGGTCATTTCGACAACTCGACGGTTAGGCACGCGATCTCGGGCCGGATTTCGCTTTCAAGCATCTTGATCCGCTGCTCGGCGGCTCGCGCTCTGGTCAGAAGCTCTGTGGTCTTGGCCTGCAAGGCATTGCGATGGGCTTCGAGAAATGCCACACGCTCTAACAATGGTTGGCAAATCTCCCGCTCAATTTCTGCTGAGATGAATGCGACGTACGGTTCATAGACGATGAAGCCGGGCCGCTTGCCATGGACATCGCCGCGGCCGATTGTCGGGCTTGAGTGCATGCGGAGCGCGCGGATGATGGACCAATAAATGTCGGAGCTTTTCATGACCGCTCCTTCAGCGCTTGATCACGAGCCGCGTTGAGTTCCGCCATCATTGCGTCGGAGCCGCCGGCGTCCGGGTGACGCACGCGGGCGAGACGCCTGAAGGCTTCTTCGATCTGCTGCCGAGGCGCGTCAGAAGATAGACCGAGGATCTGCCACCATGGTGTTGCGCCCGGCGCCGCTAGTGCCGCAAACCCTTCGAAGGCACGCTCCATCATCATCGAGCCGCCGTGGCGCTCAATCGCGCGCATGGCCTCGATCGTCAGAGCGATCGAATGCAGGTTGTGATGGACGGTCTTATAGACGTCGTGCGCCATGACGCGCTGACGGCCGTTGATCGTGAAGAATACGGATGCTCCGGGATCGTCGAGCTTATCCTGCGCCTGGTCGGCGTAAGGCAGTCCATCGCGGCGCACGGCGGCATTGCTCGATATTATCGGCGAGCTGCCTCCGAGAAGGTGGATCTCGCGCACAAGCTTATCGAGCGTCTTCGTCCACGGGGTGTCGAAGCGGGCATCTTTACGAGCCTGCTTCGCGGTGCGCGGCCAGCCTGCAGGCCATTGGAGGGGATAAGCGGCGGTCATGCCTGTGCCTCCGGGAAGGCGTTGTGCTCAACGCCGTCGAGTTCGCGGCCTGCGGTGACCTTTCCAAACTTGGATATGATCTCCGCATGCCGATCTTCTGGAAAGCCGGTCACAGCCGCCGAGCCAGTTAGATGCGTGCCATCACTCGCAATAACCGAGCAGACTGCTTTGCCGGCCGGGTAAAGCTCGCATGGGCCATACTCCCCCCATTGCTTGAATAAAAACGGCACGCCAGCGGCCGCACATTGATCGCGCAGGGATCGGAACCAGTCGGGATGCGAAGGCCGCGCATGAGGCCCGCTCTCGCCGCCGGCGACGATCCAATCGAGAGTGATGCGATCAACACCGATCCACTCAGGGCAACCGTCTAAACCACGCGGACCTTCTTCGCAGTGGTAATACGCTTTATCACGCGGACATTTGCAATTGCTGTAGCTTTCGCATTCTTGGCAGCCCCAGCTGTGTCCGTCGACTTCAGATTGTTCGGCCGACCCGATTGGCCAATCAAGCCACGGTTCCAAGTCGACAGACCCGAGCATCGGCTCGATCGAGACCCAACGCAGCGCGGCAGGCGTCGCGAGCAAAAGCGGAATGCGCTTGTCGGCCATCTCCTGATTTTCAGCCGTGACGCCGAGCCAGACATTCTTCAGCGGCCACGAACGAGCTGCAATAATACGTCGCCAGCCGAACTCAGGCTCACCGCTTTCGAGCCGCAGGCCGACAGGCATTTCTAGAATCACGGGCGGATCCGGTAACTCTTTACGCGACGGCGCCAGAGCCCAGGTCGCGCCTGCTATCCGCGCCGCCACACCTTCGCCATTCGGATAAGGCCCGCAAATATATTCTCGCATCCGCTCCGGCCGCTTGGTCAACACCTGAAACGTGTGCTGCGGACAGAGCGCCATAACGGCGAAGATGCGGTCGATCATCTCATCGCTGACCCACTCGCCGAACAAATCCGTCATCGAGCAGACGAAGATCTTGCGCGGGCGCGTCCATTTGAGCGGCTGAAGCAGCGTCTTTTCGTCGAGAAAGACATCGCGCTTGATGTGGCTATCCCGGTAGGCAACACGGTTGCCAAGACGCATGTTCATCGCCTCGGCATAACAGTTAGTGCAGGCGGCGCTCACTTTTTCACAGTGCCAGCCGACCTTCGCATACATACGCGCGCGGATCGGGTTCCACGAAGCGTCCGTCCATTCGATCTTGGATTTGTCGCTCATGCCGCGCCTCCCACAATGGTTAGGCGCTCAGCCGCGCGGGTCACGGCCGTATATCTCCAGCGCCGGGCATCCTCACGGAACACATCGGCTTCATCGAACACGACAACATTGTCCCACTGCGAGCCCTGCGCCTTGTGGCATGTCAACGCGTAGCCGTAGGTGAACTGGTCGGAGCCCTTGAGCTCGCTATAATGAAGCTGATCGTCGGTGCCGTTGAAGAACTCACGCCGGACCTTTACCGACGTTGGCTTGGGTTCGTCTTGAACGTCTTCTGGCACGATCTGGAATTTTACCAGGTCAGAAGCGGCTTTGATCTTTCCATCGATCTTCCAGAGGCTGCCGTTGAGCAGCTTTTTCTCACGATCGTTCTTCAGGCAAACCAGTTTATCGCCGACCTCCGGCTTATCGCTTTCTCGGCCGAGCAATTCGCGGATGCGGCGGTTGTATTGCTGACGTGTTTTATTGCGACCGACGAGAACCTGATCGCATTTGAGGATATCATCCGGCGTGATATCGGCGCGCGGGATAACGCGACAAGCGCCATAGTCACCATGCCGGAGCCTTTCACCTTCTCGGATCTGCATCGACAAGCGAATGATCGGGTTGTCACGCGCCTGGCGATGGACCTCGGTCAACATGAAATCAGGCTGGCATTCCGTGAAGAAGCCGGTGCCCTTGACCGGCGGCAACTGGGCCGGATCGCCAAGGACCAGAACCTTGGTGCGAAATGACAGAAGGTCGCGCGCCAACTCTTCGTCGACCATCGAGCATTCGTCGATGATAACGAGATCGGCGTCGGCCACGACGCTGTTCTCGTTCAAGATGAACTTCGGTTCCCAGCCTTTGTTGTCTTCGTCTAGGCTGTAAATCAGCGAGTGAATCGTCGACGCGCCATCGCAACCCTTGCGGCGCATGACCAATGCGGCTTTGCCGGTGAACGCGCCATAGAGAACGCGTCCCCGAATATCGCCAGCCAGTTCTTTCGCGAGCGTCGTCTTGCCGGTACCAGCGAACCCAAACAGCCGGAAGATCTGGCCGCGTCCACCATTCAGCCAACTGCGAACTGACTTGATCGCGGCCTCTTGCTGGCCAGACCACTGGAGATGATCGAGCGCCATCAGAAAGCCACCTCGTCATCCGCCAAAGCCGTAAGAGCAAAAGTGACCTGCTCGGGCGGTAGTCCAGTGAGGCTGTATTTGTTTTCTATCGCCAGGCAGGACGCAAAATCCCCGCTTATCATGTGACGCTGGTATGCTTCGAGATCGGCTCTCGCTTCATCAGGGTCAACATCAACCGCTTCGAGCAAGGAAGATTCATCATCGTTGATCTCGGCGAACATCTCGTCCAATTCCTCCGACGAGATCCCTGTGATGATGAATTCGCGCTGGTCAACGGTGAGGTGCGGAAAAGCATCCTGAACGAGAGCGCCGTTCTGATAGGCGGCCATTTGCTGTTCTGTGATTGGCAGGTCGAGAGTCCGCTCGATGCCAGATGCCGCAGATTTACGTGTGACGAGCATTTTAGGAATCCTTGAGCTTGTAGCAGCCGGACATGGTCGTTCGCTGCAGCGGTGGAATCGCATTTTTGTCGACCTTGCCGACGCGATCGGATCGCGGCTTTGGCGGGGCCGGATCAAAGCCGCGCGTTTTCAAATCGCCCTTCGGCTTTGTGATGCCGATATCCTTCGCCTGCGCCCGCTTTGCCTTTGCGATCGCCGGAACGTCTTGTTTCGTGGTCTTGATCGCGTGACAGCTTGTCGGGGTGCCGGAGCAAAGAAGCTGCCCGTCGGCCGCCGTGAGCTTTTTCGCTTTCTTGTCCTCGTCAGAACGAAGCGCATCGGCGATGATGTGGTCGATTTGGAAATTTCGACCTTTGATCTTCAGACCGCATTTCTCACAGCGCATCGCGCCATTTGAGTCGATTGCGCGGTTGGCAATCTCCATGCTGACCTGACGGGAGAATTCTTGACGGCTCATGCGGCTTGACCTGCTTCGCGCTCAAGCGAGCCTATGGGTAGACCGACCAGATCGTTCAGAATCTTGAAGACCGCGTCTTTGCTCGCCTCAAACTCTTTGCGCCCCATCTCTTTCTGAGATTGCGACCTCGCCGTGTATTGCAGGACGACGTTGTTCTTCACGAGCACGATCGAGCAATCGTCGATCGGGCGGATGAAGGCGGCGACGCGCTGCGCCTCCGCGTTCGTCAAGGTGACGATCGAGCGCTCGTCGCGGAATCCTGCCTTAATCAGGCACTTTTTCCTGAGAGCTTCTGTCGTAGGGAATTGATCGGCAAGATCCTCTGGCAAGTTCTTCCAGCATTCCTTCAGCACCGCAAAAAAATGCCCGCGTGATTTTTGTGAGACCTCATCGACGGGCTCGAGCTGGTAGCATTCCCCGACCACGAAGGTTTCATCAGCACGGTTGGCGAAGCGGGATAAGGGCACCATGCTTTCACCGTCCCAACGAAACACGATAGGTGCGTATCGACTCATCGCTCACCTCGCCTGGTTTTGGTCGGCTTGCGCAGCTTCCTCGTTCAGGTCGCTGAGGAACTCATCGACGATTTTGCTCGTCGCAAGATCAAGCTTCCCGAGCCACGCTGACAGGCGGCGGCTGCCTTTGCGCGCCTGCTCCATGCCATCCATGTAGGCCTGCTTCTTTGCGGGATTGACGTCCGGCTTTTGCTCGACAGTCTGCCCGCCACGCACTCGCTTGCGATGCGTTTCGAATAGATCTTCGGCCTGCTCGCGGACTTTCTTCGGGGCATCGTTGAACCAGGCTTCGGTGGCATCTTCCCAAAGCTGAAGTAGATCCTCTTCGGTGCCAGCATTCTCGAAGGCGTCCGAAAGCATGGCCATTTGGTCTGTGAAATTGACTTCTGCTCGGTCCTTGACTGCCCGCGATTCATCGGGCGCTTTCTGAGCCTTTTGTTCTTTTTTCGACGCGGCCGCCTGAGGCTGTTCTTTGCTCTGCGGATTTTCACGAGACATTTCGCCGGGACCAACTTCATCGTGATCGATGACGCGTGAGGGGCCCTCGAAAGAGTCGACAAGATCATCCAAACGACCTTGAATGCCGCGCCGTTGCCCCACGGCCGGTTGGATCTGCGCAGCAGGCTGCTCGTTCTTGTCGCCAAAGCTATAAAGATCGTCATCTTGACGCATGAGGTCGTCTAGATCAGACGACATTGGAAGAACCTTGCTATGCCGATGAGCTACCGTCTTGCAGCACATCGAGTCTTCCGCGTCATTCCATGGCGTGGACTTTATGTGGCCGCCTTTGAAAGCCTTCCAGCTTTCAGAATATTTGTCTCGAATTTCATGGATCTTGCGGATCGGCATAACCTCTCGGCTTATTGATCCATCTTTCAGAATTGCAATCGAATAAGCCGCAATGATCGGTCCCGGCTCGTCCAGCGTTGGCTTGTGATGAATGTAAGGATCGTCACCCTTTGCATAATCGAAGAAGTCATTGGCGTAGACGACGCTGACATTCCAATCTGAAATATCGCCGGAGTTGCGCGCCTTCTTACGGATGCCTGCGATCATTGGCTGATAGGCGGCATCCTTGGTTCTTTCTTTCCAGTTTTTGCGAACGACGATCGCAGCCTCTCGGCCGTCCGGGAGCAAACCATCCTGTGCGCATTTCATGATGGAGTTGAAAAGGGACTTCCGGCTGCATTCGAGCAGCTCTGGATTGTTCTGGGCGGCCGTCATGGCTACCCGCGCAAAACGAGCGGGAGGAATATGTTTCGGGAGCGCCGCTGCGAACTGGGAGTCCATCTGGGACAGTTGAACCCGAAACTCATCGATAGGCGTCAAGGCCCTTTCAACGCTGCCCATGGCTTATCCTTTCGCTTTCAGAAATCTGAGGACGCGATACGAGGTAGGCTCGACGACAAAGCCTTTGCGGCTCTGCGTCTTCCACGTGACGCGCTGTCGGTCGGCAAGATAGGCGATCGATGCGCTTCCGATCTTTGCCTTGAACTCGTTTTCGATTTCGGTGCGGCGCTTTTCGTCGGCCTTCATCCGCTCTTTCAGAACGGCGAGTTCCTCGGCCAGTCCCGGCAGCATGTTGTCGGTCGAGAGATCAACTTCGCTACCGTCGTCGGCGCCATACATGCGCGAGATCAGCTTGCCGTCTTTGACATAATCAAACTCCGGCGGGGTTTTGGTCTCGACTCGCTTCCAAAACGTCGCGACTTTCGCGCGGAGAATGTTCATCAGCTCGGCGTGAATCGGGATCTCAATGATTGGAAGATCGAGACCGAAGCCAACTACGAGCGGCGTAACAACGGCCCAGGAAGCGCCAGTCAGATGAGCCTCAATGATCGCCTGTATCACGATCCAGATAGGAGGTTCTGGAGCCGCGAATTCATCATCGCTTTTCCATTTGCGGCGAAAGATGCTCGGCTCTACCGTTTTTATCTGGACAATACCGAAGCCTTTGCGCTCAGGATCGATTGCAAATGCGTCTGGCGTCGCGCCAATGCGAGCTTCACTGTCACGGAAGTAATGCTGCCCACGTTCAACGCGCCAGGTCGGGCGCAACTCGGATAGAAGTTGCAAAGCAACCGGTTCCAGCAGACGGCCGCGCCGCATCGGCGCCGTTTCTTCGGCATCTTCCGTGATGAGACCGCTCTTAAGGGCCCAGAGACCATAAGCGGTCTGGTATTCATGGATACCAAGCAGAGCACCGGCGACAGATGCCGTAACATCGGACTGACGGAGCCCGAGCCACTGGCTGCGATCTTTGATCAGATGGCGCTCGATGCCGTGACGGCGGGTTGCCGTTGCGGAAAGCGCTTCGGCTGAAAGAAGTGTCTCGCTCATGGCATCCTCGCGAGTTGAACGGCGCTGGCCCGGTGTTGCGTACAAGCGGTGTCAGGTGGAAGGACTGCCATCACGAACATCGCGCCACTAAATGCGGTGAGGCCGATGGCTGCGCAGGCCGTGAGAAAAATCGCTGCTAATTTCATCGTGCCCTCGCGATGTGAGTCTGATGAGGCTTCACCGGGTCGGGCGTGGACCAAGCGACGATTGCGGTGACAAAGAGCATCGGTGCCGCAAGCGCGCAGAGATCGCCGATGATGATGCGGACGAACGCCATCGACATCACTCCGCGGCAATCGCGTAAGCAGGGTTTCGAAGCAGTGTGGGTTTCATCACGGCGTCACACGCGTCCATGATGAGTTCGAGTTGAACTTCGAGCGTGTTCTGGTGGGTGGGTAGCGCAGCGATGGCTTCCTGAGCGAGCTCATCGATTGCGTTTTCGTCTGCCGCAAATTGCGCTTCGGTGGTCGCCGCGCGGCGCTGTTGGAAAAGTGCAAATTCGCGGCGCTCTTGAGCCGAGTCCCAAACATCGAAGATCGTTTCGCCGAGGCATTCGAGCCAGGTCATGGGCTCTTTCCAAGCCTGCGAGCGGAAGAAGCGATCGGCCGCCATGCGCGGAACCCGGAAACTGATCTCGGCGAGGTTGAACTCGGTGCCGTCGAGCGTGTCTGGCTGGGAAATGCGGGGAAGCATCGGCTTGTCCTCATTCGTTGATGAGGGGAAGTTACATTACATGTCACGTAACTATCCGTCAAGCACAAAATCACATGTCATGTTACAATCTTTGGACTCGACTCCTATTTCAAATGAGAACAGATTGAGAACATAAGAGCGGAGTTGCGTTTATGGATTTTTCAAACCCGATTGCATTTCGCAGCCTTCTTGAGCTGGAAAGACTTGATGCTCGATGCAGCGAATGCGGGAACTTGGCAAATATCAGCCGCGAGGAAGTTTTGAAAATTTACGAAGGAGGAATTCGCTCATTCGGTGCGCTCACCCCTCACGCATTCTGTCCGGTCTGCCGATCATACGGACATGTTGGATACCGCATGGTGCTGCGAGCGGTATGGGCGGACGGGTATGCTGCCAATGACATAATTATCTGTCCGCCACGGCTTCATGAAAGATTGGAAAGAAAGCGCCGGCCTCCGCGCAGGATATTTTGCGAGGCCGTTTAATTGCCCGTTTCTATTTTTTTGCTGCTGATTTCTGAGCGCGCAATTTTGCGCTTTCCGAGGTCTTTGCAGCAGCCTCTTCCTGAGCTTTGAATGCTCCCACTATTTCCTTGGCTTTAATTTGGTTCTCGGGCGATAGATCGAAAATAGACCAATCCTCGGCCTTAGTCGGATCTCGAAGCAGGAGGTCAGCTGGCCGGCACCTTAGGGCGCGGGCGATCGCTTCCAATGACTTCTGGGTATAAACCTGCTTTCCAGCTTCAATCCGCGAGATGCTCTGCTTAGTCGTGTTCGACAGTTCCGCGAGCTTTTCCTGTGTGATGCCACGAAACTCCCGCCATTCAGCGATGAAAGTTCTCTCGAGCGGTTCGTCAGATTGGATCTTGCCTGGCATGGCCTGATGTTACTTGGTATGTGACTAAATTTCAGCCACATGTCATGTTACTTTTGTCTTGACGAGAGGTCACATGACACGTAACTTGTGTGCTCATGACTCATCCTCTCACGGCATATCGCACCGAGCACAACGTCTCGTTGCAAGATCTCGCTAAGGCGGCGGGCACAACGCGTCAAACAGTGTGGCGCATCGAAAAGGGCTGCCAAGAACCGTCATTTGCAATTCTGAGGAAGCTCTCTGCCGCGACAAACGGAGCGGTATCGGTTGAAGCATTAGCTGCGGCGACGATTTCGTCTGTCTCAAACGCATCGGAGGCTTCATGACTTCCGTCGTCATCCCTTTCGGCCGTAAGCCGACACAGCCGCCTTGTGAGTGCGCGGCAACGCAGAGCGATTTCGCCAGCATGTATGCGGGCTTCTTCGCGGTCGCTGTGCGCACCGGCTTGATGCCGATTGAGGAACTGAAGGGCATCGCTGCTGGCGCGCAGTCTGTCATCGATCTGATGAAGTCGGAGGCGCCATGATTTTAGACTTCCTCAATCATGGTGAGAACCTCGTCTTCGGCCCCGGCGATAACGCTGAGAACGGCAAGCCTCTCGGCGTCGGAAAAGCTCAGTTCGTTCATCCTGTGATCGATCACAAGCCAAACCTCTTGCAGTCTACGCAGCGCCAATGCCGGGGCGAAAGCTCCGACCGATACAGCGAAGAGTTCAAAGAGCCACACCATCATGTCGGCCCGATCGGTTCGCGTCATTCCGGCACCTGCAATCCGTTCGTCGTCAGTGATGACGATGTTGTCGGGTTCTTCTTCAGGAATGGCGGGCTTACAGGCTTCTGCCTCGCCATGTCTTTCCTTGTCTTCGTCGGCTTCAGCATAGGTTTGCTGTTGCCTCGATAGTTCACGCCTTTTCGGTTGGCGTGAATGGCGGCGCGGTCCTCGCCACCCTTAACCCAGGGGATCGCGCCGCCGCAGTTGGTTTTGATGACGCATCGGTTGCCGCCGAGAACGTCGTGGTTGTGTGTGTTGTGTAGGTCGTCGTTGCCAACTCCCCCTCCCATGTCGCGATCAATGACATGGAAAGTGTTCGGAATGTCGATCAGAGAGTTGTGCCACTTTTGTTCTGAAGTGGAGAGTGAGGAAGTCGTGAGTGATCTAGTCGCTATCCAGGCAAGACGAATGGTTCTTGAAGCCGCGATGCCAATTCCAGCGGGCGAAACCGTCAAAGGTCAACTGAGACGGGCGGCTCGATCACTTGGTTATCGCGATGGCGACTGGCGCATCCGCACGGCTTGGTATGGACACGCCGGCGCTTGGTCAGCATCGGCATTCATTGATTTGAAGCGCGCCTATCTCCGGATGAAGGAGAAGCGGGCGAGAACAGAGCAGGGCGTGGATGAACAACACGGCAGCGAAGATATCGCCAAACGCATCGCCATCATCGAGCAGTGGGCTCTCTCGACAGATCCGGACTTTTTTAGGGACGCGCTTAAAGGCCTCCGCGCTGCGACACGTGAAGGCGACGACACGTCGGTTTGAGTGGATGGCGAAAATTGCACCGTGGATGACGAAAGGACTTGTCGATGAGTGAGGGTTATTCACGGCAGGATGAACAGCGTCATTCGGGTCCGACCGACATTGCCGACAGCGGTGTTGCATCTGAGGAGTTGAAACAATTCGTCGAGCGCGTCGAGCGTTTGCAGGAGGAGCGCAAGGCCATCAGCGATGACATCAAGGAAGTCTATGCCGAGATGAAGGGCAGGGGCTTCGATACGAAAGCGGTGCGCTACATCGTTCGTATCCGGCAGCAGGACCACGCTGAAAGGATGGAGATGGAGGCGATCCTCGATCTCTACATGACTGCTCTTGGAATGGTGTAATGGCATGCCGATTGCTATCGCACGCGCCCCTGCGCGAGGGGTGGGCTCAATGACCTCTGATGCTACGCACGTGCGCACGCACGAGAACTCTATATCCTTCTTCGTCCCTGGCGATCCGGTGCCCTTCGCGAGAACTGGCGCCAATGGCGCTCAGCGTTTCACACCGAAGAAACAGCGCAACGGAATGGCCGTCGCTCGGCTCTGCGCCGAACGCGCCATGATCGAGGCTGGTCGGAAGCCGATAGAAGGTCCGGTGCAACTCACCGTGCGTGCAATCTTCGTGATCCCGGCGTCATGGCCAAAGAAGAAGCAGGCGGCGGCGCATTGGAAATGCTCGAAGCCTGATCTCGATAATATCGTGAAGCTGATCAAAGACGCTGTGAAATCGGTCGTCTGGATCGACGACGCCCAGGTCTCGAAGCTTGATGCCGAGAAGATCTACACTCACGCGCTGCCTGTAGGGGTGAGCGTCACTGTCGAAGAACTGCAGACAGAAGGCCACATGCTATGAGCGGCTGGGACGACACACGCGTCAATCTGCTTAAGAAGCTCTGGGCCGACGGTTTATCCGCTTCTCAGATCGCGTGCGAATTGGCGGGCGGCGTCACGCGCAATGCGGTCGTTGGCAAATTGCATCGCCTCGGGCTCAGGATGGATGTCAAACCACGCAAGCCGGAGCCGAAACCTACCAAATCAAAGTTACCCTCGCTCGCTATTGCTCGCACGGCCCGGGACGACGGGGTGCGCATACAAGCCGCCAATTCCGGAGCGCAAAAAGAGCGTGTCGCAAGCCGCTCGGCGAGGGAGGACACTGCAGCGGGATTGGCGGAAGTCGTTACGGTGCCGGACGAGGCACAACATGAGCACGCGACGCTCGCCCCGTCCGGCCCGAACGTCGATATTCTTGGTCTGGCCTCGACGAACTGTCATTGGCCTCTGGGTGCCGTGCATGACCGGCCTCCATATCGGTTCTGCGGCGCGCCTACAGAGCCCGACAAGCCCTATTGCGAGCATCACGCCAAGATGGCGCGGTCTGGCGAGCAGGGCAGGCGCATGGCGCCGAAGTCTGATCCGGCAAAACGCGAACTGTTGCGGATCACGCTGGCGGAGGTCGCCGGATGACGGTTGTCGCCTCCAATTTCGCTCGCAAGGCAAATGAGCTTTACGAGACAGAGCAATGGGCAACCGAGGCCTTGCTTCGCCATGTCGGTGTTGAAGGTAAGCGTGTCTGGGAGCCAGCAGCCGGGAACCACAAGATCGCCGACGTGCTTCGCGAGCGCGGCGCTGAGGTTATCACGTCTGACATTGTCGAATACGACCGTCATCATGATGCTGGTTGCGATTTTCTCGCTCCGCGCTTCAAGCATTTGATCCCGCCGCATGATGACATCATCACGAACCCTCCGTACGGCAAGGGCAACCATGATGCGGTGAAATTCGCCCGGCTAGCGCTTGAGCGGTGTGACGGCTTTGTCGCGCTGCTTCTGACTGCGAAGTTCGATTTCGGCAAGACTCGCGCGGATCTGTTCCGCGACAACGCGCGCTTCTACGCGAAGATCGCGCTTGTTGACCGCATCCAATGGTTCCCCGGTGATACGTCAGGAACGGAAGACCACGCTTGGTATGTGTGGGGACCGCGCGCGCTCGCACCTTATTGTCCGAAGCTTGTTTGGGAGGGCCGCAAGCCATGACCACACGCGAAATCCTTCCGAACCGCCGACAGCAGGAATCGTTCGACTTCGTTTATTCCGACCACTGCTTTACGGGAGCTGTTGGCCTGCATCCGGATGGCAGGATCGGCGAAGTCTTCCTCTCCTGCGAGAAGACAACAAGCCTAATGGAATCTCTCGGCCGCGACGGTGCCATCCTGATCTCGCTCGCGATCCAACACGGTTGCCCGATCGAGACGATGTGCGGTGCCATCACGCGCGGCGAGAATGATGCGCCGGCAACGGTGATTGGCGGACTTCTCGATCAACTGAGGGCCGTCGCGGAGGCGCGCAAGCCTGATGATCCGCCTGAAGAGCAGGGCGAGCCAGTTGATTCCGGCCCGGTACCGCAAGGCGGTTCGGGCGGTGAGAGTGCAGAGGTGGCAGCCGAATGAGCAAGCTCCCTCTCGATCGGCAGCGCCGCGACCTGAAAACAATCCGAAGCGTCATCGACGGCAGCGCGCCGACGCCGAAACGCGGCGAGCGCGACATCCTGCTCGACGGGATTGCTGCGATCGAAGAGACGCTCGCCTGGTGCGAGGAAAATCGCGAAACTGTCATCGCGTGGCAGCGGGAAAAGAGGGGCGCGAATTGAGCGCGCTTCCCGTCCGTCGGCAGACCATCGCCGAAATGACGCGTGGCCGCTCTGATGCGCTTGCTCTTTTTGGCCGGGCGCACCAGGCGCTCAAGGAGGCCTACGCGCTTCTGTCAGAGGCATGGCACACGGTGCCCGGCGCGGGCCGGCAAGATACGTCATACAATCGCGGCGATAAGGAAAAGGCCGCGGCGCTTCTGCCTGTCGTGACAGTTCCGACGGAAGACGACTTCCTTGCCTCCGCACGTTATCTGGTCGATCGCCAGTGCTGGGCGCATATCGTAAGCATGACAGATCTCGAACGTCTGATGGATAAAAAAGCGAAGGATGAGTTTCGCCAGCAGCTCATGACCGACGCGCCAGAATTTACGACCGGCAACGTCACGGCGACGCTCGAACGGTTCATGCTCGATGCGGATACGATCTTCAAGCGTGGTCTTGCTGAAGCCTTCTCAAACCTCGACCGCCGCTTCCGGAGCCATGACGGATGGAAGATTGGCTCGCGCATCATCCTGAATCGCGCTTTTGACGAGCATGGTTCATGGAGTTTCTACAGCAACAAGCGCGACACGTTGCAGGACATCGAGCGCGTTTTCTTTTTGCTCGATAAAGATGAGAAAGGCGAATCTAAGCCAGTCCCGCCGCAATATGCTGGCATCGTTGGCGCGATTGACGAGAGTCGCAACGGGCGCGGCTGGTGCGCAAAGCAGAGCGAGTCTGAAAGCGATTACTTCATCGCGCGCGCCTTCTTGAACGGCAATTTGCATATCTGGTTCAAGCGTGACGACCTTCTCGAAAAGGTGAACCGCTTGCTCGGAGAATACTACGGCGCTCCAATTCCGGAAGAGCGCGCGGCCGATGAGGACACTGGCCTGAATGATCCAAAGACGACGCTGGCGAAGAACTACGGGTTTTTCGCGTCTCCGGACGAGGTTGCTGATCGGGTTATTGGGTACGCCAATCTCAGACAGACCGGTTCTAACGCTGAGCCCCTTCTTGTCCTCGAACCAAGTGCAGGAACAGGAAACCTTGCACGCCGATGTGTCGAGCAAGGTTCAGTTGTTCGGTGCTGCGAAATTCATCCAGAACGCGCAGCTCAATTGCGGGCTCAGGAAATTTACGTCCTCACGGCTGATTTCTTAACGGTCGGCCCATCTCGAACTTACGACCGTGTTGTAATGAATCCGCCGTTTGACCGCGAGCGCGACATCGACCATGTCATGCACGCGTTCAAGTTCCTAAAGCCAGGCGGCAGGCTTGTTTCTGTCATGTCGGCCGGAACGGAGTTTCGCGAGACGAAGAAATCAGCGGCGTTTCGCAAGTTCGTCGAGGAAAGAAACGGAACCTTTGTCGACCTACCGCCGCGGTCTTTCGCCAGCGTCGGTACCAACTGCAACACGGTCATTCTCATCATCAATGAGGATGGTAGGAGGTCGAGTTGGTGAGCAACGTCGTCCCTATCACTGCCACCGTGCCGCCGCAGGAACCGCTGCCTCAGTCTATTGAGGCCGAACAAGCTCTTTTAGGGGCTTTGCTCCTCAACAATGCCATCTTCGGCCAGATCTCGTCGATGATCGAGGCCGAGCACTTCGCGGAAGAATTGCACGCGCGAATTTTCGATTGCGCGGCGCAACTGATCAAGGGCGGCCGCAACGCATCGCCGGTGACCATGCTCGGATATCTCGGTGATGCCGATCTCGGTCAAGGCATGAGCTTACGCCAATACCTGGCGAGGCTATGCGCCGAAGCAACGACCATCATCGCCGCCCCGTCTTATGCGTTGACCATCCGCGAACTCGCCGATCGCCGGGCCATGATCATCACGGCGCAGGCCTTGATCGAGCAGGCCATGCGCTCGGGCCCGTCCGTGCAGCCATCCAGCCTCGCCAGCGAAGCGATGACGGCATTGCATGCGATTGCTGTGAGCGATTCCAGAGGCGATACCCGGCGCGATCCGGGCGACAGTGCAGCAGCTCTTATCGATCGGGCCCGCCGCATCATGGCAAAGGAGATTGTCGACGACGGTGTCCCAACAGGGCTGGACGATCTCGACCGTGATACTGGTGGTTTCCAGCCCGGCACGCTGTGGGTTGTCGGCGGCAGGCCAGGTCAGGGAAAAACCGTCCTTGCCACCGGGTTCGCCCTGAAGGTGGCGCGCCGCGGCGCCCGCGATCTGCGTGACGGCAGGCCCGCAGCTGGCGCCATGCTTTTCGAGCTCGAGGTTCCGGAAAACCAGACGACGGCACGCCTGCTTGCCGATCTCGCCTATCGGGCCCGGCGCCCGATCCAGTTCGGCAGGATCATGAAGGGCGATATCGATGACGAAGATCTGTGGTCTCTCGAAGATGCCCAGAAGCGGTTGGCTGAAATGCCGCTGGCGATCGACATCGCTTCCCGTCTTTCCGTTGCCGAGATCGCTCTTCGGATCCGATCCGAAAAGGAACGGATGAAGCGTCGCGGCGTCCGGCTCGGGGTCGTCTTCATCGATTATCTGAAATTCGTCAAAGCCACGGATCGTTACCGTGGGCAGCGCGTCTATGAAGTCGGCGAGATCAGTGGTGCCCTGAAGCAGCTTGCCAAGGACGAACACATCTGCATCGTCTTGCTCGCCCAGCTCAACCGTCTTGTCGCCGCGCATGATCGCAAGGACAAACGTCCAACGCTCGTCGATCTTCGCGAGTCCGGCGACCTTGAGGCGGATGCCGACGTCGTCGCCTTCATCCATCGCGAAGCCTATTACATCAAGCAGTCGCCGGAATATCGAAACAACAACATCGAAGCCCAGCAGGCCTTCATCGATGCTGAACACGAAGGCGAAATCATTCTCGGAAAGACGCGCGCTGGCCCGACCAACACCGTGAAGATCTGGTGCGATATCGGTTGCTCGACGTTCGCTGCGCAGGCGAGGGGGAGTTAATGGTCGAGCTACCAGTCCCTTTCCTCCCGGCCGAAGTCGATCTCCGCGATTTTCCGTTCTTGCCGCTCGACGTCGTCAGGCTTCGGGACAGCGAGCTCGCCGCGTCTGTATCTGGTGAAGAGTTCCGCGCCGCCGTGCTGTTATGGTGCGCATCATGGCATCAGATCCCGGCCGGATCATTGCCCGATGATGATGTCCAGCTATCCACGCTCGCCGGGTTCGGCCGCGTCGTCAAAGAATGGAAGCGGCACCGCAAAGGCGCTCTTCATGGCTGGATCAAGTGTTCGGATGGCAGGCTGTATCATTGCGTCGTCGCCGAAAAGGCGCGCGAAGCCTGGAATGAAAAGCTGGCGCAGAGATGGCGTACCGAATGCGCCCGGATCCGGAAGCATAACGAAAGGCATCAGGACAAACTGTCGACACCAACACTTGAGGAGTGGTTGTCACAGAGACAGCCGCAACAAGTCACACGTGACAATGAGGAGAAGTCACACGGACACGAAGCGAATAGTCACACGGACAAAGATGAGATGTCACGCGGAAGTCCTGCGAACATTGGATCCAAGGGACAGGGACAGGGACAGGGACAGGGATTAATAGATAATTCCCAGCAGTGCAGCCCTACGATCCCAGATCCGGGCGGCGCGGTGCGGGCCGAGTACGATTTGCTGGAACATCGCCTCCGAGAGGCTGCTGGCCTCGTCGGGCACCCCGCACCAGGGCTGCTCGTCACCGGCCCGATCTCGGATCTGATCGAGGAGGGCTTTGATCTGGATCGCCACATCCTGCCTGTTCTGCGGGCCAAGGCGGTGTCCAAAAAGTTCGGAAGATCATGGGGTTTTTACACCGAAGCCATTCGTGAAGCGCGTCAGAAATCGGGGTCTGTCACGACGCAACCGGTGCCGTCCGGGAGCGATCCGCGGCTGATCGAGGGCCATCCGCAGGAACTCATTTTCGATCTCGGCGGCGGCCGCACCATGCCGCTTCGCAACCTCGCCAAATGGATCCCGATCCATCGGAAACGCCCCGATCTCTGGGATGCGCCGAGCCCGCCACCAGGCAAGCCCGGATGCAAGATCCCGGATGAGTTTCTGCCCGAGGACCTCAGGCAATCAAATCAGAACGTGAGCAAAAATGAGCAGATTTTGAGTGGATTTGAGCGGTGAGCGCGATTTTTCGGATGTTGTGGGTGCGGGCTCATCTGCGCTGTCATCGCTGCAGATCGGAGCGGGTTTCGTCGATGACCGCGGTGCGCGGTCACGGAAACTGGCGTGTAGTTGTTGTTAAAATTCCGAAGCGGAGGAAGTGGGGACGATGATCGAGGTGTTCGATATCAGCGATGATGTAAAGCGGATCATTGAGGAATCGCGCGCTCAGTTTATGCCTGTCGTTGAACAGGCCTACACGATCGGGCCGAGGAAGTGGTTCGTCATTCAGACCAACCCGAAATGTGAGAACAAGGCCTCCGATAGGGTCGAGCGTCTCAATTTCAGCTCCTACATGCCGAAGCAAAAGCTCTGGGGGAAGCGTAACCGGTTTACGCGGAAAATGCCGAAGCTGACCCGTCCTCTCATGCCGGGCTATCTTTTCCTGGAATTGCCAGCAGAGGGGGCCTTCGATGCGGTCAGGCTCTGTGATGGCGTCTACCGCTTCGTGACGGCTGGCGGCGCGCCTGCAGCGATCCCTGTGACATGGGTGGACGATCTGCGGGCCAGGGAAAGGCGCGGAGAGTTCAACGCGACAAAGCAGAGGGGAAATAAATCCCGCCATATCGTCAGAAACGATAGATCGCCGTTCCCGGAATGGGTTTTTCCTGGCGCTGTTGTGCGGATAGCCGATGGGCCGTTTGCTTCGTTTCTCGGGAAGATCCTTGAAGCGCACAAGGAAAATAGGGTTCTTGTCGAGGCGCTTATTTTTGGCCGGGCCACGCCGATCGAACTAGAAGTTGCTCAGGTCGAAAAAATGTGATAGCCACGGTCTTGGCTGCTGACATGCGTCGGCGGAAATGCTGAAATGTCGCCCCTAAATTGCTAGGGTAATATTCCGGGTATAAACCGGCCGAGGCGCACTGAGTAAGCCCGCAACTCGAAGCTCAGCGGGGTTGAGCGTGCGAGTGAAAATGCGAAGCGTTGGCTAGAGTCATGCCCGGAACCGAAAGGTGCCGGGCTTTTCTTTTCCTAAGCAATGCCGTGCTGCGGAGTATTGAACAGTAGCTTCGCTCCGATGAAATCGCCCTTGTACAAGATCCGCTCTCCTTGTGAAGGCGATGAGACCGAAACGGTATATGTTTCACGATAGAAGTGCCGGATTGTGAGAATGTGGCCGTTGCTTTCTCTAGACCATGTGGCTTGCTCGAGATCGGATGTAGTCAAGCTTGGCATTGTTTATTCCTCTCTGAGTTAAGTAGATCACCAGAGAAGCATCTCTTTTGAGTCCCGAGATAATATCAAGTGGTGATATAGCTTAGCTTCAAATTATATCGCCGTTCGGAAGCCCGGAGCCACAAGCTGCCGGGCATTTTTATTATGTTCGTCATTCTGACCAAGCGCCGCTGGCAAGACCTGCTCGCGAACATCTTCAACATGGAGAAACGTATCATGGCATCTCTCGATGACCTCAAGGCCGCCGTTGCCGCCGAAACCACTCTCGTCGCCGGCGTCGGCACGCTGATCACTCAGCTTCAGGCGAAGGCCACTGCCGTTCCCGGTCTCACCGACGATCAGCAGGCCGAGATCAATTCCATCTTCGCCGAAGTGACGGCCGACTCCGCATCGCTGACGTCGGCGCTCACCGCTGGCACCCCGGCGGCTCCCGTTGCTCCGGACGCGAGCGGATCCGCGCCGTCGGCGGCATAATGACCTGTACTGAGTTTGTTTGTAGGAACGAAAGCCGCCCGTTGAGGCGGCTTTTTTTGTTCATAGGGTGCGGGGTAGAGCAGGGGTAGCTCGGATGGCTCATAACCATCAGGTCGGAGGTTCAAATCCTCCCTCCGCAACCAGTTTCACAACAAGAAGAAGGAAGATACCGATGAAGGTACGAGCAAAGTTTGTGTGTTACGGCATCAATCACCTGCATCAAAGCGACCCGAACGCGGTCTGCGCGACGATCACGCTGCAGCCTGTGTATGGGGATGGAAGCGACAATGCGCAGTGGTCGAAGTGGACGCCACAGGGCAAGATTGAGATGATGATCACAAATCCTGCGGCAATTGAAGGGTTCGAACTCGGCAAGTCCTATTTCGTCGACTTCACGCCTGCTGAATAGAATACAAGCGGAAGCATCGCGATCCGTGACGTTGATGAAAGCAAGCCGACGTAGCGACCGGCTAAGCGATGCCAAGCGGGGAGGATAGCCCCGCAACCAGTTCCTGATGCCGGGTTCGCCCCGGCTAGGCGCACACTAACTTTCCTGTTCAGGTGTGTGGCTGAAGAGCAGACAAACAGGCGCGCAACGCTCGTCCGTCGATGGCTACAAGCGCGATAATTCGCCCGAATGGACAACGAAGCAATGTCACCGGCTGGGGACGCCCAGCTTTGACGGCCTCAAGAGGTTTCGGCCCGCGCGAGCGATAAGCCCGGAAAAGTCTCAGAAGCGCGTGACGGTGACAGTAGGATTAAGGCGGGTAGCGCCGCTGGCGTAGGTTACGCCCGGCACGCGATTATTACTGCGGCCCGTCATAGCTCCTGATCCCAAGGGCTATCGCGGCACAGGCAAGCTCTACCGGCTTCGGGATATCGATTGGCGTCTTGTCCGCCTTCCTGAAACCAGAGTCATACATCTCGATCGTACTCTTTGAGACGCCGAGAGCTTCGCCCGCTGCGACCTGGGAAAACCCCATGTGCTTGCGCCAGGCTTTGAACTGCTCGCTGGTCATGCTATATATTCTCTCAAGGGGTGACGCTTATTCGCTCCGGTGCGAGGAGCCCTAGGTGGCGGGGCAGAGCCACAACAGAATCCACCTTAATCATGGCAAAGCTGGTCTTATCCAATGCCCGAGCTGAAGAACCGCATCACAGTCGAGATGGCTGGTACTCCGCATGTCACCGTCAAAGCCATCATCAAGTCGACAGATGACGCCATCGAAGTGGTCAACGCCATCCTGCGCGCCAATGAGATGCTCTTCGATAAAGACATCGTTTTCGATAGCGGTGAGGAAGAGCGCGCCTCGAAAATCGGAAAAGCTGCATAGTGTATGCCGGTCCTAACCAACCGAAAATATGAGCTTGTCGCCCAAGGTCTCGCCGAGGGTCTCACCGAGTCTGACGCCTATGAGCGGGCTGGCTATAAACGCCACGACGGGAATGCCGGGCGTTGTGCCCGAGATCCACGCGTGCAAGCGCGCGTCGCTGAGATCCTCGCCGAAGGCGCTGAAAAGGCCGGTGTCACGGTTCAGCGTATCGTCGACGAGCTGGCCAAGATCGCTTTCGCTGACATCAGGAAAGCGGTGAAGTGGCGCGGCCATCTCACCCGAGAGTCTGACAACCCGGACGGCGGCGATGTTCTTGTCATCAAGGAGATCGTCACCAATCATGTTGCCCTCGTCGACGGCGACGAGATCGATGATGATACTGCGGCTGCCATCTCTGAGATCTCGCAGAACCAGAGCGGCGGAGTGAAGCTTAAGATGCACGATAAGCTTTCGGCACTCGAAAAACTTGGCAAGCATCTCGGGATGTTCAAGGATCAGGCGCCGCAGGTGACCGTCAATTTTGTCGAGCGCGATAAGTTTGATCGCGAGGTCTGATGACCATCGCATTCAGTAAAGGGCAGAATGTCGCCCGCGAAATGATGGCGGGACCTCAGCGCTTTTCCGGCCTTGTTGGTGGAACGCGTTCGGGCAAAACGTTTCTGATCGTCCGGGCAATTGTGCATCGAGCGCTGCGAGGGCCGGGATCGCGCCATGCGATGATGCGTTTCCGTAATAATGCGGCACGGTCATCACTGGCGCTCGATACATTGCCGACGGTCATGAAGGTTTGCTTCCCCGGCGTCTCGTTGGTTGAGAAGCGGCAGGACGGCTATTTCGAAGTCGGTAACGATGGCGCGCAGATCTGGATCGGCGGCCTTGATGACAAGGACAGGGTCGAAAAAATCCTCGGCCTCGAGTTTGTGACGATGTTCCTCAACGAGGCGTCGCAGATCCCGTATTCATCGGCTCTCGTTGCATTCACCCGTCTCGCGCAAGTGGTGCCTGGCCTGAAGCAGCGCGGCTTTGTCGATCTCAACCCAGTCGGTCGCGGACACTGGACCAATGTTCTCTTCGGCGAGAAGCGCGATCCCATCTCGAAGCGGCCGCTCGCTGATCCTGAGAATTATTCGCGGGCCTTTCTCAACCCGAAGGATAACGCGCACAATCTCTCGAAAGAATTTCTGGCAAGCCTGCAAAATCTCCCGGAACGCCAGCGTAAGCGCTTCTATGACGGTGTCTATGTCGATGAGGTCGATGGTGCACTTTGGACATACGAGTTGCTCGAAGGGACGCGATGCGAGCCGGAAGATATTCCGGAGAGCAAGCGCGCGGCCGTTGTTGTTGCGGTCGATCCATCAGGTGCCAGCAGCAAGGAAGATGAAAGCGCGGACGAGATCGGCATCATCGTTGCTGCGCGCGGCCAGGATGGGCATGGCTATATTCTGGATGATCGCAGCGTGCGGGCCGCGCCGGCACAATGGGCAAGGCGGGCTGTGACGGCTTATCACGAGTTCAATGCAGATTGCATCGTAGCTGAATCGAATTTCGGTGGCGCAATGGTTGAGGCGGTCATCAAGGCGGCCGATCGCCATGTTCCGGTGCGTTTGGTGACGGCGAGCCGGGGCAAGGCGGTGCGTGCCGAGCCAATATCGACACGATATGCTCAGAAAGAGGTCCACCATGTCGGCCGGTTTCCGACTTTGGAAGATCAGCTCGTTGCTTTCTCGAGCAATGGCTACACCGGAGCGGGCAGCCCCGATCATGCTGATGCGGCGGTCTGGGCGCTGACCCATTTGTTCGGGGTTACACCGCCTCTGCAGATCCCTGACGCAGTTCTGAATAGATTCTCACAACCCGCTCAGGCGCGGCGCTGGTAAGCAATGAGCGTTTCGAAGGCCATCAAACGCTGGCTGCCAAAGATCGGCGATATCGTGCTCGCGCGCGCGAAGGCCAAATCGCTGGTTGAGCCCGCGAATATCTTTGCGCCTGCTCAACATCCGCCGGGCGTTACCCCGCCGAAGGGCGCCAAGCTCGCGATGGATGAATATCCGTCTTCGACCGCCGGATGGGCATATAGCAACATTGGCGCAAATCTCATCGAGGAAGGCCAAGGGTTCCTCGGCTATGCAGTCTTGGCGCAACTGTCTCAGCGCGCCGAATATCGCAGCATGGTCGAAATCCTGGCCATGTACATGACGAAGGAATGGATCAATCTCAAGACCAGCGGGAATGAAAGCAAGTCGGACAAGATCGCGACTATCGCTTCTGAGCTTGAACACCTGAAGATCAAGAAGGCGTTCCAGACGGTCGCCGAACAGGACGGCTATTTTGGTCGAGGCCATCTCTATCTCGACTTGGGTGAAACGACAGAAGAGGAACGAAAGAAATCGATCCTCGACTCCAACGGGAAGGTCAGCGCAGCGAAAGTCGGCCGAGGCAGCTTTAAGCGCGTCAAGGCCATCGAAGCGGTCTGGGCTTATCCGATCCGCTACAATTCGACCGATCCGTTTGCCGCCGACTGGTACAAGCCGCAGGCCTGGTATGTCATGGGCAAAGAGGTTCACGTCTCTCGCTTCCTGACGTTTATCGGGCGCGAGGTCTCCGACCTTCTGAAGCCAGCCTATTCGTTCGGCGGGCTGTCGTTGACACAAATGGCGCTGCCCTACGTAGACAACTGGCTGCGCACCAGGCAGAGCGTTTCTGACATCGTCCATGCCTTTTCCGTGATGGTGCTATCGACCAATCTTTCGGAGGCGTTGCAGGCTGACGGCGAGCAGCTGTTTCGCAGAGTCGATCTTTTCAATGGCGTCCGCGATAACAAGGGCGTTCTTGTTCTCGATAAGGAAACTGAGGCTTTCCAGAACGTTTCGGCGCCGTTGAGTGGCCTTGATACGCTGTTATCCCAAAGCCAGGAACAGCTCTGTTCGGTTGCCGGCACCCCAGTCATCATCTTGCTGGGACTGTCTCCGCACGGGCTCAATGCTTCGTCTGAAGGTGAAATCAGAGCCTTCTTCGACAGGATCAAAAGCCGTCAGGAGAGCTTGTTTCGAGATCCTCTCGAACGGCTCATCGATATCATCCAGCTTTCGAAGTTTGGTGAGGTCGATCCCGACATAACGTTCGACTTCGTCGATCTTTGGTCACTGGATGAAAAGGGCAGGGTTGATGTCGAAAAGACCAAGGCTGATATGGCTCAGGTCTTGATTGATGCCGGTGTAATCGCGCCGGAGGAGGAACGGTCCCGCCTCGCAAAAGATCCAGATTCCTTCTACCACGGTCTCGATATCGACGACGCGCCAGACCTGAAGGAAGAAGAGGAAGAGGGCTTGGAACCGCACGGCGGTCACGCCGCCGGGGCTGGCAACGACATTGAAGGCGATGATATAGGTGAGCTCTTCGATCGCTTGAGAACACCGTCACATGACCGAGAAAAAGCCGGAGCTGAAGCCTGAGGATTTTGAGCCTGAGCCTGATGCTGTCTATCGGGAGCGCATCTTGTTCTGGCTCAGACAGGAAGCAGCGGCGGCGCAGACCGCAACTGGAAAAGCGCTTGACGAGATCGGCGATGGCATCGGCATGCCGCGCAATCTCGAATTCAAAAACCAAGACGAAGATGGTGAGGATGACGATCTTGATGACGACGAAGACAACAGTCTCATCAGCTTCGGGCCGCGTGAACTGCGCGCCTTTCTGAGATTGCAGAAGGAAGATGGCGGTCGCAAAAAAGGGTAAGGTGCTTCGGCCCGTGCACCCAAATGCCGGGTTGGAAATGCTTTTCCGCAACAAGCTGACTTCTCTCATCGAAGAGATGCACAACAGCGTACTTTACTGGCTTGGAGCGGCTTACAAGCGAAACGAGCCACTGATTGCCCAAGACGAGACGCCCGCAGGACTGCTGCGCAAGCTCATCCGACGGCTGGTCCGCCGCTGGCAGAAACGCTTCAATGATATGGCGCCGGAACTCGCCACTTATTTCTCGCAGTCCGTCAAGGATCGTTCAGACGCCGCGTTGAAAAGCATCCTGAAGAAAGGTGGCCTCGCCGTCGAGTTTAAAATGACGGGTCCGATGCGCGACGTCATGAACGCGACGATCGGCGAGCAGGTCGGCCTGATCAAATCGATCCCGGCGCAATATCTCGGCAAGGTTGAAGGCATCGTGATGCGTGGCGTCCAAACCGGGCGCGATCTCGGTCAGATCTCGAAGGACCTGCAGGAGCAGCTTGGTGTCACGAAGCGCCGCGCCGCGTTTATTGCGAAGGACCAAAGCAACAAAGCGACGGCCTCGATGACGCGCGTCCGGCAGATCGAGATTGCAGGGCCTGAAGCTGAGGCTGTCTGGGTGCATAGTGGTGGCGGAAAGCATCCGCGACCGACCCATCTGAAGGCGGGAAGGGACAAGACAAAATATTCGGTTAAAGAAGGCTGGTACGATCAGGCGGAGGGACGCCATGTGCTGCCCGGAGAACTGATCAACTGCCGGTGCGTGAGCGGGTTGTTCGTGCCGGGATTCACTTGAGCGTTTTTTCGAAAATCTTGTTCCGATGAGCCGCCCATTGAGGCGGCTTTTTTCATGGGAAACAGAATGTTGCACAATCAGGTGTTGGCTCTGGATCGCTCGGCGGTCGAAGAGTCGATCCGACGCAAGGATGAAGACGGTCATTTGCACGTCCGCCTGACGCCGATCTCAAAAGCCAATGTCTGCGGTTATTTCGGACGCGAGATCCCGGACTGGCAGGAACTCGGTCTGGATGCCGATCGCATCTATCAGCTCTATCGCGATCCGGAAGAGCTTGAGAAGGCGGTTTCGAGCTTCAATGGAAAGCCTCTGCTCTTCGGGCATAACCCCGTCAGTGCAGATGCGCATGACCATGAACGCACGGTTGGTTCCGTAACATCACCAGTCTGGGAAGCGCCTTACATCAAGGCGGCTTTAGACATCTGGTCCGGCCCGGCCATCAAGGCAATTGAATCCGGTGACCAGAAGGAGTTGTCGAGTGGTTACCGATACCGCGCAGACATGACGCCGGGCACAACGCCCGATGGTGTCCGTTTCGATGGCGTGATGCGAGACATCATTGCCAATCACGTAGCTCTCGTCCCGGAAGGCCGGGCAGGGAAGGATGTTGTCGTTGGCGACAGCGCGCTCCGCAAACTAGAGGATATATTTTCCATGCCCAAGCAGACTCTTGCGGGCGCGGCGGCTTTCGGCGCGCTCATGACTTACCTGCGTCCGAAAATGGCGGCGGACGCCAAAATCGATCTGACGCCGATCCTTGCCGATCTCACGAAGAAGAATTTTGCGACCAAGAAGCCTGTTGTGATCGACGGGCTGAAGAAGGCTTTGACCGGGAAGCTGGCGCAGGACGCGGACCTCGAAGGTATCGCTGATGTGCTCGAGGCCGTTGCACCTCTCCTTCAAGAGGAGATGGACGAAACGGTTGTCGCCGCCGATGACGAGGATGCAGACCTCAAGGCCGCTCTCAAAGCCAAGGGATATTCCGACGAAGAGATTGCAAAGATCTGTTCGAAGGTGAACTCCGCTCCGGCCGCCGACGAAGACGATCCCGAGAAAAAGGAGATGGCCGACAAGCTCAAGGCCATGGATGCCAAGCTGCGGGAAGCGACCAAGGGCATGGTGACGACAGATGCCATGGATGCATCGATTAAGGCTGCGGTTGAGGCGGCGCGGAAAAACGAGCGCGAGATCAGCGAAGCCCTTCGGGAAGTCGCTAAGAGCCGCGTCGGCGAGTTGCATGGTGCTTTCGATAGCGCGCCTGATGTCTACAAGGCCGCGGCTAAGCAGCTCGGCGCCAATGTCGACGACGTCCATCCATCGGCCTTCAAGGTCATCTGGGAAACCGTTTCGAAGTCCACGGCGCGGCCCGAGGCCTCGCCCGCCATCGTCGCTCAGGATGCGGCGGCGAAGAAGGACTACGAGACGCGTTTCCCTCACGCCAATCGCCTGAAGCACTAAGGAGGCAACTGCGATGCCGTTTCAGCAAACCGTCAACATCACGCAGGCCCCCGCCGTCGAAGGCCAGCTCGCCAGCGTTTCAACGTCGCGACATTCGGTTGTCACGCCTGCCGAAGGTACCTGGGTTGCGGGTACCGGCGGCGTTGTTCTTGGCCGCTTCGTCTGGCCGGATACGACCAATGGTACGACCCTGCTCAATGCCGGCACCGGCGCGCCGCGTGGCATCGTCGCCAATGTCCTCGATGCCCTGATCACCACGTATCTCGGCGAAGCCGGCATGGCGATCCCGGCGGGCATGCCGGTCGGCAACGTCTTCGATGAGTGCGACATCTGGGTGAAAAATACCGGATCTGGCGCCGTCACCGTCGGCATGAAGGCCTTCGCCAGCAACACGACTGGGCAGGTCCAGTTCGCGGCAGCAGGCTCAACCGTCGCCGGTTACACGGAATCGCCTTTCTTCGCAGACTCGCCCGGCGGCGCTGGCGAGCTCATCAAAATTTCCACGCGTTAATCGCTGGGCTCGAAAGGAGACCAATCTATGCCTTTGCGCAATCCTGACTTTGCCCGGCACGAACGTGACTGGGGTATCCACATCATGGCCAATGATTATTTGCCCGATGAATATAAGGGCAACTTCTCGATGGCGATGGACGCGCAGCCGGCGCTGATCTCGACGGCGAGCGGCGGTATTCCGTTCTGGATGACGAACTATGTCGATCCGGAAGTGATCCGCGTCTTGCAGGCTCCGAACGCTGGCGCTGAAATCCTTGGCGAACGCAAAGTCGGCGACTGGACGACGCAGACGGCAACCTTCGTCCTGAGTGAAAATGTCGGCCAGGTTGCCAGCTATGGCGACACCAGCACGAATGGCCGTTCCGATGCCAACGTCAATTTCCCGCAGCGCCAGTCGTATCTTTTCCAGACGGTCATCGAATATGGTGACCTTCAGGTCGAGCGCGCCGGCGAAGCGCGCCTCTCATGGGTTTCGGAGGTGCAGACCTCGGCCGCCATGACGATCGAGAAGTTCCGCGACTACACCTATCACTTCGGTGTCACCGGCCTTCAGAACTACGGCATGCTGAATGATCCGGCGCTATCGACTGCGCTTACGCCGGCGACGAAATCGGCGGGCGGTACGGCGTGGATCGTTTCCGGCCATATCAATGCGACGGCTCTTGAAGTCTTTGCCGATATTCAGGCGTTGTATGTCCAGCTCCTTTCCCAGACCAATGGTCGTGTCGAAATGACGGATCCGATGACGCTGGCGCTCCCCGTGGCATCGCAGCTCGCGTTGACGGACACGTCGACCTACAACGTCAACGTCATGGACATGCTGGCAAAGAACTTCCCGCGGCTCAAGGTCAAGGCCGACCCACGCTATGCCACGGCGTCCGGCAACGTGGTCCAGCTCATTGCCGACAAGTTTGATGGCAAGGATGCTGCCTTTTGCGCCTTCAATGAAAAGCTGCGCGATCACGCCCCGCGCCGTCGCCTCTCTTCGTGGGAGCAGAAGAAAACGGGTGGTACCTGGGGCGCGATCATTCGCTACCCGGCCGCAATTTCTCAGATGCTCGGAGTCTAAAGCAATGGCAGCAAGCCAGACAATCATCACGGTCGGTTGCAAATATCCGCATGGCCTCCGGATCTTCGAGGAGAAGCCGGTCAAGGTCGTGCGCGAGATGCGTGGCGGTTCGCGCGAAGTGACGGAATGGCACAAGACCGGAAAGTTCGTCGATCTCAAAGGCACGGCTTATCACGTCGATCAGCCTCGCCCGATTCTTTCGCCCGACGGCTATGCGGTGACGACTGGCGTCGACGCCGAGTTCTTCAACGCCTGGATGGAAGCGCACAAGAACGACGACTTCGTCACCAGCGGGGCCATCGCCAAGATCGATCAGAATAGCAGAGTTGAAGGTGCTGCCAGAGATATGAGGGGCCAGAAGACGGGCTTTGAGCCTATAGATCCGAAAAACCTTCCGCCTGAATTCAGCGGCAAGGTCGAGACGGCAGAGGTTTAATGGCAGATCCCGTCACCTTTGTTTACGCCGACTGGATCGCTGCCTATCCGGAATTTTCAACCATTCCGGAGGCTACGGCTCAAGGCTATTTCGACATGGCGACGGGGTTTCTGCGCAATGATGGGACCAGTCCGGTCTCATCGACCGCTACGCAGACGACGCTGCTTTATCTGTTGACCGCGCATATCGCGAAGCTGTTCGCTACCGTCAACGGTCAGCCCGCGAGCGATCTGGTCGGTCGTATCTTATCGGCAACTGAAGGCAGCGTCTCAGTATCGGTTGATCTGCCGCAGTTGCCGCAATCGGCCGCTTGGTTCTCGCAGACGAAATACGGGCTCATGTTCTGGCAGATGACGGCAGCCTATAGGACGGCGCGTTATAGGCCAGGGCCGCAGCGCATGTTCAACCCTATGGGGATGTTTTGGCGGCGGTAACGATCAAGGGTGGCGACAAGCTCGCGGCGCGCCTCTCGGATATTGCCAAGGCTTTGTCGAGCCCGGTACGTCTCAAGGTCGGGTTCATGGAGAACGCGACATATCCCGACGGCACATCGGTCGCGCTCGTCGCCGCAGTTCAAGAGTTTGGATCTCCGGCGAACAATATTCCGCCGCGGCCGTTTTTCCGTAACATGGTTGCTGAGAAATCCGGGGAGTGGCCCGATGCCATCGCTGCATTGCTGAAGGCGCATAATTACGACGCGGCTGCGGTACTCAATCTCACCGGCGGCGCGATCTCAGGGCAGCTTCAGGCGAGCATCGCAAGCTTTGACAGCGTTCCGTTGAAGCCTTCGACGGTCAAGGCAAAGGGCTTCGATAAGCAGCTTGTCGACACCGGCAACATGATGAAAAGTGTCACCTTCATTGTCGACGGCGGTTAAGTGAGTAGGCGATGAATCTGCACGGTATCGTTTCCAATGCAATCGCGACGGTCAATCCATTCAGGCAAGTCGTGATCTCGATCAATACGGGGGCGACGACTGATGCCAGTGGCAAGAGGCAGCCGACGTATGCCGATCCGCAGCCCGCAATGGGTCAGATCCAGGCATTGACGCAGAATGACATCTTTCAGCTCGAGGGGATGAATATCCAGGGTGTCCATTCGAAGATGTACATTCAGGGCAACATCAGCGGCCTAGTCCGCGTCGATCGGAAGGGTGGCGATATCGTGCAGACCTCTGATGGCAAGATGTGGATGGTAAGCGCTGTCTTGGAGTCGTGGCCGGACTGGTGCGCGGTCGCGCTCATCCTGCAAGATAATTGATGGCTGCTTTAACCGTTTCTCCAACGCAGATCGAGATCCAGATCGTTCTGCGTAGCTTCCTTTTATCCATCTTGCCATCAGGGGTCGAAGTCGTCGAAGGCAACGACAATGATGTAGCCGAGCCCAGTGGAAGCGCTTTCGTCATCATGACGACGCTGCGGCGCGAGCGCTTGGCGACGAACATAGGCGCTCTGATGGACACAACGTTCATCGGGGTGATCGCGGATACAGTGCTGACGGTATCAGAGATGGAAACCGGCGCAATCTATGTTGGAGATCAGATTTTCGGCGTCAGCCTTGCGCGGCCGACGACGATCACTTCAGAGAATGAGGACGGCACTTATGTCGTCTCGCCGGGCCAGACGATCGCTTCTCAGCCGATGTCTGCTGGCAAGCAGCTCATCACGCAGAAAACGAAGGTAACAATTCAGCTCGATTTCCACAGTGCCGATGTTTCGACATCCGCCGACATGGCGCAGGTCGTATCGACGCTCCTGCGAGATCCTTATGCCATCGAGCAGTTCAAGGCCTCGGGCTACGATGTGACTCCGCTCTACGCGGATGATCCTCGCCAAATGGCATTCTCCAATACCGAAAACCAGTTTGAGACGCGATACCTCGTGGAGGCCGTGTTTCAGGTCAATCAGACCGTCATTGTCCCGCAAGAATTCATGTCAACGGCGGTTCCGGCCGTAACGAGGGTCTCCTGATGAGCACTATCCCCGCCTCGCTATTCGTTTCGGCATCTTCGAGCGTCATTTCCGCCGGCGGCAGCCAGTTGCAGATGAATGGCCTCATGCTGACCGAAAGCCCACGCGTGCCGATCGGCACGGTCCAATCCTTTTCGGGAAAGACAGCGGTTTCCTCCTATTTCGGCGCATCGTCGGATGAAGCCAGATATGCGGCCATCTATTTTGCTGGCTTTGCCGGTGCCGACAAGCTGCCAGGTGCCCTGTTATTTGCGCAGTATCCGGCGACCGCCGTCGCGGCCTATCTCCGTGGCGGCGCGCTTGGGCTGACACTCGCGCAGCTCAAAGCGTTGAGCGGTTCTCTGACGATCGAGGTCGACGGGGCATCTTTCACCACGGCGAGCCTTTCTCTGTCTGCGGCGACGAGCTTCTCGAACGCGGCCTCCATTATGCAGACCGCGCTCGACACCACGCTGGCGACGGAAGCGACATTCACCGGCGCGATCTCGGGAAACACGCTCACTGTTTCGTCCGTCGCGTCCGGCTCTATCGAAGTTGGGCAGACGCTTGCCGGGACAGGCGTCACGGCTGGGACGAAAATTACGGCCGAAGGCACGGGAACCGGCGGGACGGGCACATACACCGTCAGCGCCTCGCAGACCGTGGCCAGCGAAAGCATGACGGCAATAGTCTCTGCTCTCACGGTTTCTTACGACTCAGTGTCCGGCGCATTCATCGTCACATCCGGGTCTTCCGGTACCGAATCCACGATTGGTTTCGCGACTGGCGCGCTCGCTGCCAATCTTTCCCTGACCTCGGCGATGGGCGCTGTCATTTCGCAGGGCGCTGCGGCTGCGGCCGATCCAGGCTCTTTCATGGACGGACTGATCGAGGTCAATCAGAACTGGTTCGCCTTTATGACGATCTTCGATCCCGACGGTGGTTCAGGCTTCACCGAGAAGGAGGCCTTCGCGGCGTGGACAAACGCCCAGGGCAACCGGTTTGCCTATGCGTGCTGGGATACTGATGAAAGCCCGCGCGCGTCGTCTTCAGCTACCGACTGTCTCGGATATGCGATCACAGAGGCGAACTATTCCGGCACGGTTTTGGTCTCAACTCTCACCGATGCGAGCTTCGCGGCCTTTGCACTGGCATTCCCGGCGAGCCTCGACTTCGGCAAGAAGAACGGCCGGGCAACGCTCGCCTATACATCGCAGACCGGATTGGTTGCAGACGTCACGACGTCACTTGCAGCAACAAATCTCGGTGGCAATCCTCAGTCCGAAGGCGACTTCGGAAACGGCTACAATTATTACGGCGCGATCGGGACAGGTTTCAGCACGTTCGTCAATTTCCAGCGCGGCTTCGTTTCCGGGCCGTTCCAGTGGTTCGACAGCTACGTCAACCAGTGCTGGATCACGACAAGCCTGCAATCAGCGATCCTTGCATTCTTCGCGGCCGTCAAATCCGACCCCTACAATCGCGCCGGCTATGACATGGTCGAGGAAGTGCTGTCTGGCATCATGGATCAAGCCGTGAATTTCGGTGCCGCGCGCGAGGGCGTCTCGTTGAGCGCAGCTCAGATCGCCGAGGTCAATAACCAGGCAGGTATCGCTATCGATGCGACGCTTTCCGCGCAGGGCTATTACATCCAGATCCAGGATGCATCGGCAACCGTCAGGGCGTCACGCGGATCGCCGCCTGTCAACGTCTGGTACATGGACGGTGAATCCATCCAAGCCCTCACCATCGGCAGCTACCTGGTCCAGTAAAGGGAAATTGAACGATGACCGATATTACTGGCGCCAATTCGCTTTTCACCATCACTGTTGCGGATTTGTTTTCGTCGCCGTTCCAGTTGCAGGGATATGCAGCTGACGATGCCTTTGCCACGGATGCAATGACGATCGCTGAAACGCTGATGGGCGTCGACGGCATTCTTTCCGGCGGCTTCGTCAATGTCGAAACCCATCAGACGATTTCGTTGCAGGCCGACTCTCCATCGATCACCTATTTCGATCAATGGTTCTCGGCACAGAAGAGCAATCAGGAAGTCTACCCGGCCAGCGCGACGATCACGATGCCGGCCGTCGGGCTGAAATACACTCTGAAGAACGGCTTCCTCACGACATACGCGCCGATGGCAGGTGTGAAGAAGCTGCTTCAGCCGCGCCAATTCAGCATCACGTGGAATTCAGTGAACTGGGCGAACGTCTGATGCGCAAAGACGCAACATTCACAGCGGAAGACGGCCGCGATAAAGGCAAGATCTTCAAGCTCACCGAAATGCCCGCTACGAAGGCCGAGAAATGGGCGCTTCGCGCTCTTTCGGCTGCGGCGCGTCACGGTGTCGATGTCGGTCATATCGAAAGCGGCGGAATGGCGTCCTTAGCAATCGTCGGCATACAAGCAATCGTTGCGGTTCCATTCGACGAAGCAGAGCCTCTTCTCGATGAGCTTTTCGAATGTGTGCAAATCGTTCGCGATCCTCGTCATCCGAACACTTCATTTCAGATCCTCGACGAAGATATCGAAGAAGTGATCACAAGGCTCAAAATCCGCAGGGAGGTCGTAAAGCTCCATGTGGATTTTTCCGCTCCCGCCGCCCTGTCGAAATCGGACAACCAATCAGACCAGGCGGTGGGAACTTCATCGACTACGTCAACGTCCCGCCCCTCATTGGGGCAGCAATCTCAGCGGGTGCGGCCACGCTCCACGAGCTCCAAACAATCTACTCGGTAGAGGATTGCTACGATCTTCTGGAGATCGTCATTGTCGATCGGCATAATGCCAATATGGTGAGAAAGAAGTCAGGAAGGCGGTGAGCCTCCTTAGCGTGGCTCAGGGCACAGCACGGGCAGCGGTTACGGCTGGATGATCTTCAAATCTCGAACTTCTTGCGCATTAAGATCATACGTGCAGACAACCATGACATGGGCATATGCGCCAAACTGATTTTGAAATTGAGCATCCGTGTCTGTTAGCGTCACGACGCCGGTAGTTTTAAAGTCTGCTCTAGCATTGCGGTTTGCAAAATAGATCGTTGACCATTTCGGCTCGCCATACTTCGCTAAAGAATTAGCCCTTTCTCTGCACATATATTGTGGGCTTAAAAGGTTAGTATTGTGGGCGGATAAATCGTCAATATCTTTGCAAAGCTTCCAATTTGTTTTGCATGTGGGATGCGCAGATTCTGCCTCTTGTGCATCTCGGTCATTATTGTGGGCTGAATAAATCCAAATTCCTATTAACCCCACAACCAGAAGCTTCACCCAACTGCTGGATTTCATTTTCCGCCCCTATGGAATAGCTAAATGCCCACGCTAATCGACAGCCTCATCATCGAACTCGGTCTCGATCCGACGAAGTTCGAAGAGGGCCAGAAGAAGGCGGCCGCCGGACTTGTCAAGACGAAGGACGCGGCGACCAAGGCCGGGAAAGAGATCGAGGAAGGCAATAAGAAAGCCGCCGAGAGTTTTGGGGCCGTAAAAAGCGAAGCCTTAAGCTTACTTGCGGTCTTTATAGGCGGAGCTGGGGTCAAGGCCTTTTTGTCCGATGTGTCGAAGGTCGCCGCTGAAACCGGCCGAATGGGCACGATGCTTGGCCAGCCGTCGCAAAACCTATCGGCTTTCGGCATGGCCGTTGAGCGTTTTGGTGGATCGTCCAGGAATGCCGTCGGCAATATCTCTCAGCTAACTGATATGCTTGAGGGACTGAAGGCTGAAGGCAAAATGCCTCCTCAGTCTATGTTCATGATGTTCCAGAACGCTGGCATGAACTTCGACATGCAGAAAGACGCGGTTTCGCAAACGTATGAAATTGCGACTGCCCTGCAGAAGATTTTTCAAAACAATCCGGTTCGGGCCGGATATTGGGCGCGGCAGCTCGGTCTTGATCCAGGCACCTATCAGCTCATGGTCAAAATGGGTCCGGGGCTCAGGACCTATGTCGATAATCTGAAGCGCCTCGCACCGTCCGATCGTGATGTGCAGGTTTCTCAGGATTTTTGGAGCGCTTGGGCCGGGACAGGGCAGGAGGTCAGCTTTCTCGGGACGAAGATCGCCTCCGATCTTTTGCCGCCGCTCACGGCTCTGCTGAAGGATATTGAGCCCGTCATCCATTCGATGGGCGAATGGGCCGAAAAAAACCCCGAGGTTGTCAAAGGGATCGCCGCCTTGGTGGCTCTTCTCACGGCGGCGGGTGTTGCCAAGAGCATCGCCAACGTGCTGGCGCTTGCTGGCGCTCTGCGAGGTCTCGCTGGGGCTACGGCGGCGGCAGAAGCAGCAGGCGCCGCGGCGACCACCGGCGGCCTTGCTGGTTTGCTCGCCATGGCCGGGCGCTTTGGTCTGCTCGGAGCCGCTGGATACGCCCTCTATGAGACGGTCCGTCCCCAACCAGCAGGCGACGGTGAGGACGAGGCCGCGCGGCAAAGGCGTTTTGGTCAGGGGAACCTGGCACGCGGCATGATCGGGTTGCGCAGCGCTTCCGGAGGGATTGCGGCGCGTGACGCGGCGGCTCTCATCCGAAAGGTCGGCGGGACGGAACAGGAAGCTGTGATGCTAGGCGCGATCGCTGCTGGTGAATCTGGTGGCAATGCAAGGGCACACAACGCGAACGCTGCGACCGGCGATAATTCCTATGGCCTCTGGCAGATTAATATGATCGGCGGCCTCGAACGGGAGCGCCTGGCAAAATACGGTCTCAAAGACAAAACCGATCTCTATGATCCGGAGACAAATGCGCGCGTCGCATTGGCGATGGCGCGGGCGGCTGGCGGATATAGAGATTGGTCTGTATTCAAATCCGGGGCCTACCTTCCGTATGTGAATGCAGCACGTGATGGCGCGACAGGAGCCGCTCGCACGACAAGAGACGCCGTTCTGCCTCCTATGCCATCCGTCAATGTTCCCGCGTATAGCGCTGCCACGGCGGCTGATGCTGCTGCCACAACGAACAATGACAATCGGTCCTATCGTCCGATGACGGTTCATGTCGGCGGCGTGAATGTCCATGCACCGGGTGCCGATGCCAATGGTGTGGCAAATGGCATCGATCGCGCTTTGACGGACTCGCTTTACATATCGCAGCTTGATTCAGGCCCGCAATAAATGCCTTACGATGTTCCGGATGTCGACGGCGTCCCCGCGATTAGTTTCGCCGCTGAAGCGCTCGGTGAAGTCGTCACCTTCCTCACGAATGATGCCGTTTCATCCGGATCGCTTGTTCAAGAATGGGGTATCTATTCAGATAGCGTACCGACCATAAGTGCGGACTCTGTCGTTGATGCCTCCTATCGGCAAGACTGGAATATTTCGGATTATCCAATCGAGGCCGGATCGTTTGCGAGCTACAATAAAGTGAGGGTGCCGTTCGATGCGCGTGTCCGCTTTGCTTCGGGCGGCACATTGTCAAACAGAGAGGCACTGCTCAGTTCAATCGCGGCTATTGCTGATGACACAAATCTGTACGATGTCGTGACCCCAGAAGCGACGTACACGAACAGCAACATCGTTCACTACGAGTATCGTCGCTCTTCCAAAAATGGGCTTGGTCTAATGACGGTGGACATCTGGCTCCGTCAAATCATGCAGACTGCGAGCACTTCTTACAGCAGCACGGCAGCTCCGAGCGGGGCATCTCAAACGAATGACGGCACCGTGCAAACGACGACGCCGACGACCACACAGCAAAATGCTGTAACGAACGGCGCGCCCGTTGGAACTGGCGATGTTCAGTATCGTACCATCACAGTTCATGGAGCCGGAAACTCGAATTAATGCAGACGATCCCGTTGAATGCAACAGCGTCACAGACGCTGTCAGTGGTGCTCGATAACCAATATGTTCAGATTGACGTTTTTCAAAAAGCGTTCGGCCTCTACATGAACGTTTATCTGGACAATGTTCTTGTGATCGCGGGTGTCGTCTGCGAAAATCTGAACACGATCGTGAAATCAGCCTACCGAGGATTATCTGGGGATCTCGTGTTTCTTGATAATCAGGGTTCCGACGATCCGGTCTATAGCGGCCTCGGCAGCCGTTTCAGCCTTGTCTATCTCTCTGCTTCCGATCTAGCTGCGCTTGCCAATCCATGACCTTCTCAGAAAAGAAGATCAGCCTTACGATCAGCCTTGCCAATGGCTCCTTTGATAATGGAGCCAACAGCGCGACGCTCGAAGGCTATCGGGTTTCAAGTACGATCAAAGTGCCCGGTGGGGAAACGCAAGGAGCCATGGAATGCTCTGTTTTCGGTATGTCCGAAAGCTTGATGAACAGACTCTCGACTGTCGGTACACAATTCAACGCGCTCAGAAATAATACGATCACGCTCTCAGCTGGCGACGACGCCTCCGGCATGGCGACCGTGTTTCAGGGAACGCTATTTTCCGCCTTCGTTGATGGGCAGTCGCAGCCGCAGGTTGCCTTTCGCATTTTGGCGACACCGGCATATTTTGAGAACGTGAAACCAGTCGCCTCGACAAGCGTCGATGGGAGTGCCGATGTTGCCATGATGATTAAACAGCTCGCGACATCGGCGGGTTTCCAATTCGAGAATAATGGTGTCTCAGCAAAGCTCGCATCTCATTATGAATCTGGTTCAGCATTGCAGCAGATCGGGAATATCGCAAATGCAGCCGGAATTGCTTGGTGCTGTGAAAATAACGTGATTGCGATCTGGGAAAGAGGAAAAAGCCGTGGAACCGATACGATCGATGTATCGCCTCAGACCGGCATGGTGGGCTATCCGCTATTTAATCAAGCCCAGATCATCGTGAAGACCTTGTTCAATCCAGCGATCAAATATGGCCGCGCCATAAAGGTGGCGAGCGAGCTGAAGCCAGCGGTTGGCACATGGAACATCAATAATCTGACTCATGAGCTCGATGCGCGGATGCCGAACGGACGTTGGTTCACGACGATCGAAGCCTTGACTGCAAGCCCGGCACCGAAATCATGACAGATCAATATTATGGACAGCGCCAGGCACAGACGAATGGTTCGGATGTTTCGCGCAGCAAGTTTCTTGCACGCCAGGAGACTGGTCGCGTCCGCACCATGATCCCGGTCAAAGTCATCGCCGTCAAAGGCGGTGGCGTCGGCGCGCCGCCGACCGTGAACGTGAAGCCCTTGGTCAATCAGATCGACGGGCAGGGCAATTCGACCGAGCACGGAACGGTCTTCAATATCCCGGTGAGCCGCTTGCAGGGTGGTGGTAACGCAATCATCAATGATCCGGCCGTAGGCGACGTCGGTTACATCATGGTCGCCGATCGTGATATCTCATCGGTCAAGGCGAATGCAGGGCAGCAATCAAACCCCGGCTCATACCGGCGGTTCAACTTTGCTGACGGTGTCTATGTCGGCGCTATCCTGAATTCCGGCACGCCGGATCAATATGTCCACTTCACCAGCGATGGCATCGAGATATCCGACAAGAACGGGAATAAGATCACGATGACTTCTTCCGGGATCAATATTACGGCTCCGGCCGGCGTAAATCTCAACGGCCTTGTCATCGATCAGAACGGAAAAGCGACGGGCCCGGCCGATATTATCGCAAATGGTATCAGCCTCGACACGCACGTTCACGGCGGGGTTCAGCCGGGCCCGGCAACAACTGGCGAGCCTGAATAAGAATGGGGAGCACGCTTCTTCTCGATCGTTCTACATGGGATCTTGTGCTCGATATTAATAACAATATCGCTGTTGCAACGGAGCCGTATGCGCTCGCGCAAGATGCAGCCTCTTCATGCAAAGTCTTCAAAGGTGAGTGTTATTACGACACGACGCGCGGAATTCCATACATCGACGTGATCTTCGGCAAGAATGTGCCTCTCTCGTTGATCAAGTCGTATCTGGCCAATGAATCCCTTCGGATCAGCGGCATCGTGACCGCAAACGCCTATATCAGCTCCTTGAGCGATCGCGATCTTGGCGCGCAGGTGCAGATTACGGATGCAAACGGCACGGCATTGGCGGTGAATATCTGATGGCGACAAACGTTCCGCCGATCACCTTCTCGGATACGGGCGTCACGACCCCGGCCGAAAGTGCGATCTATACCGGTGTCATCGAAGATCTGAACGCAGCCTTCTCGACAAGCTTCGACACGGATGGCGCCACGCCTCAAGGCCAGATGGCAACGAGTTTCGCGGCCATCATCGGCAACATCTATGATACCTTTCTTGACTTCGTGAACCAGGTCGACCCGACTTATTCGTCGGGCCGATTTCAGGATGCCCTCGGGCGGCTCTATCTGCTCGAGCGAAACCCGGCCACAGCGACAACCCTGCAAATCATTTGCACTGGCGCGGCCGATGTTCCGATTCCGACCACGGCTCTCTTGCAGGATGCGTCCGGGAATATCTATCAATGCTCGGAGGCTGGAACCATTGGATCCGGGGGGACCGTTACCGTGCCGTTCGCCTGCCAGACGACGGGCGTTGTCCCGGTCCCCGATGCTGTAACCATCTATAGCGCGATTGCTGGATGGGATGCGGTCTCGATTGCCTCAGGAGTGATAGGGCAGGCTCAGGAGAGCCGATACGCCTTCGAGCAGCGGAGATCTGCTGCCGTTGCGAAAAACGGCGTAGGGTTCGTTTCTGCGATCCGTGGGGCCGTTCTCGCGATCGAGGGTGTCATCGATGCCTATGTCGTCCAGAATAATACCAATGCGGCCAAGGAAATCGGTGGCTACACGCTGATCGCCAATTCGATCTATATCGCAGTCGAAGGCGGCACGGATGCCGATGTCGCCGAAGCGATCTTCACGAAGCTTCCGCCGGGCTGTTCAATGAACGGCAATACGACGGTCAGCGTCGAGGATAACAACTCCGGCTATGTCGAACCTTATCCGTCCTACGACATCACCTTCGAGCGCCCGGCATCGCTGCGCGCCGCATTCGCGGTCACGATCGTCAGCGGTACCGATGTTCCATCCGATGCCGCGAGCGAGATTCAGACCGCAATCGTATCGGCTTTCAGCGGGGGCGATGGCGGCAGCGCTGTCTCTATCGGCGGTTCGCTCTACGCGACCCGTTATGTCGGACCCATCCTCGCTCTTGGTTCCTGGGCAAAGGTGATCTCGATCAAGGTCGGGTCCATCAATGATCCCGCCGCGACATTCACGGGCTCAATCGCTGGCACGACGTTGACGGTTTCAGCGGTGGCGTCCGGGGCGATCGCGGTTGGCGCTTTCGTGATGGACGCCGCGGGCACGATCATAGCCGGAACGAAGATCATTTCGGGTTCCTCTGGCACCTATACGATCAATAATGCGCAAACGGTCGCTTCAGAAACCATGTTCGCGGTCGTGGCGGCGGATGACTTCGTGACCGTCGATATCGACCAGTATCCGACGATCTCGGCCGCTGACATTGCTGTTATTGAGGACTGACGTTCCTTCATGACTGATACGGGGCCTGCTTACCCGCACACGGCAACTGGGTTTGATCCTTGGAAGACTGTGCTTTCGCAATATGCGAACAGCCCGGCCCTTACAGGGATCATCATGAGCTTCTTTTCGGCGGTCGATCTGACAGAGCCGCTTGATGAGTTCTATGCCGATGTCTGGGATCTTGAAACCGCGATCGGCTTCGGCCTCGATATCTGGGGGCGCATTCTTGGCGTCGGCCGGGTTCTTGAACTGGCTGATGGAGAGTTTCTTGGCTTGGCCCAGCAATCGCCGACGGTGCTCAATTTCGGCTACGGCATTTTCTATTCCGGCCAGGGCGGTCTCGTCTCGAATTACACGATGACTGATGAGGAATATCGCTCGGCACTATTCGCCAAGGCCTATGCGAACATCTCCGACGGTTCGATCAGGTCTATCAACAACATCCTGCTCACTTTGTTTCCGGGGAGTGGCAACTCGTATGTCAGAAGCAATGGTGCCATGAACCTGACGCTCGTTTTCGAATTCACGCCGACGAACATTCAAGCAGCGATCCTGACGCAGCTTGATATTTTGCCGCTTCCTGCTGGGGTCGCAGCTTCTTACGAATGGAGCGCTGCATAATGCAGGCCTCAGATATCCCGTCGAAATTTCCGAAGGCCTTTGGAGAGGATGCATCAACTGGCTATATTCGTACCGTTCCGGAAACGACGACTGACGCGGCCGCAGCATCCCTGACGTTAGGTTTCCCGCCGGAAACATTTCTGAAGATTGGTGACGGCGGCTCGCCGCCTGATGGCCGCGATGTGAACGGCATCCTCTATCAGATCTCGGCATGGACGAAATGGCTGAATGCTGGCGGCCCGGTTCCCTACGATAGCACCTTTCAGACGAACATTACCGGATATCCGAAAGGCGCTTTCGTAAAATCTGCGACAACCGACAATCTGTATTGGCTCTCGACCGTCGATGGAAACACGACGAACCCGGATACTGGCGGGGCCGGGTGGGTTTGCTTCAGCCCTCTGGGGGTGACACGGATCGTCACGGCAAGCGGTGCGTTCACGACGACGCTTGCAGATGAAACGATCGGCTTGAACCGGACAACTTCTGTTGCCGCATCGAGCACGACGCTGCCGGCGTCGCCTGTTGGCAAGAAGTTCAGGTTTGTCGATCTCGCCGCGAATTTCAATGCATTTCCGGTGACGATCACCGCTCCGGCCGGGCAGACATTCCCCGAAGGGCTGACGGCGGTCACCGCGAACGTGAACAGGCAGACCCTCGAAGTCCAATATTTTGGCAGCAACATATGGAGCGTGAAGCTGCAGTAGCAGCGGGCTTCATCGTCAGGAGATCATGACAATGCGGAATAAAAAGTTCGCGGGCTCGCTCGCGGCTGGCGGAGCTTTGCTTCTTATTGGCGGTGCCATCATCGGCTTCAGCTCGGTAAAAGCACCGCGATGGGCAATCGACAAATGCGAGAATTTCGGCGGCTTAGGTCGCTTCGAGCATAACGCATCGACGCTCGTTGTTCAGTCGATGTGCAAGGACAATCATTCTGTCGACATGAATGGTGGCCGCGAATGTGAGGCCCATGGCGGTAACGCGATGATCTTCTCTTTCATGTCGCCGGCCGATGTCGCCCTTTGTCGTGACGGCTCCCGCTATTCGACGGCCCTGCATAACTGAGGCTCGCCTTGATGAAAAAAATCAGCGTCAAGGTTCTCAGCCTTCTTTGCGTTTTTGTCGGGTTTTTCGCGGCGCCACCGCAAGGCATGGCGCAGTTCGCTTCGCAGGCGACATGGGGCGGCACCAGCACCGGCACGGCCAATGCGCAGGTCGTGAGTATCGCGAACGTCGGGTCGATGAGCGATCTTGTCGGCGTCACGATCTCGTTTATTCCAGGAGCTGGCCTCACGAACTCGGGAGCCACGACTTTCCAGATCGGAGCTCTTGCTGCACAGCCGGTCCGGAAGGTTGGGTACGGTGTCCTTGCGGCGCTGACCGGCGGCGAACTGGTCGCCGGGGCGCCCGCTTCGGCGCTCTGGGATGGTACCGAGTGGGTTTTGCAGACGAACTACGCTGGGCCGGACGCCGTAGGCACATTGAAGACGACGGCCTCGGCTACGGCAGATGCGGGCTATCTCCTCGCCTATGGCCAATGTGTCAGCCAGACGACCTATGCCGCGCTCTACGCGGCGCTCGGGACCACCTATGGCACGGGCTGCTCTGCTGGACAGTTTCCGGTTCCGGACATGCGCGGGCGCGCGGCCTTCGGCAAGGACAACATGGGTGGTACGGCGGCGAACCGCATAACGTCGGCCGGGGGGCTCTACAACGGGACGGTTCTCGGTGCGGCGGGCGGCGTCCAGAGCACCATTGTCAGCCAGACTAACCTCGCGTCCTTCAACCTGACGACCTACGATCCGGGACACTCTCACGGCATCAACCGAGACGCGCAGGGCATCAACGATCCGGGACACACCCACACCTATCAGATCCCGAATACGGGCGGCGTGACCCCGACCGGCAACGGCGGCTCGATCAACTCGTGGACTGTCGGTGCCTTCAACACTACAAATACCGGATCGGCGACGACGAGCATCACGGTCTGCCAGATCGGCGAGGGGTGTAACGCGGGCGGCATCGCCATCGCGACTGCGTATACCGGCATAATCGTACAGTCCGGGGGTAGCAACGTGCCCCTCCCGACGCTGAGCCCATCCATCATCGTCAACTATGAGATCAAATATTAAGAGGATTTCCATGTTCGTCATCAAGTTCGCGCTCGTCTCATCGCTATTCGCAGGCGGCGTCGCAGCCACTTCGACGCAGACCTATCAGTCGCTCGCCGCTTGCAACGCAGCGGCGCTTGCCGCAGGGGGCTCCCAACAACCGCAGGGACCGGTCTATACGATGAGCTGCGTCTCAGCGCCAGCTGTGCCAGCCCAACAGTAGGATAACCAGCAATCAGCCGAAAAAGTCAGATGAAATTGCCGCCGCCTTCGGGCGGTTTTTTCTTTGGAGAAAGTGAATGAAAAAGCTCCTTAACGCTGCTTTTGCTGTCCTTCTTGGTGGTGTTTCTCCGGCTGTGGCGCAATCACCGGATTTTGCCAACCTGCTTCAAAGATGGGGACCATCGACAACTCGTCCCAGCTGCGCGGTGGCAAAGAATACGGGCGTTTATTATTTCGATACCACGCTTGGCTATCCGGTTTTCTGCAGCGGCGTCACGGGCCAGTGGGTCGGCGGAACGAACGCATATCCATTTACTTCCGACGGCAGCGGCGGGGTGCAGCTCAGCGGGTATCCCGTCAATTTCATCGCGGCGGTCACTCAGAATATGAGTGGAACCAATACCGTCATGCAAGACAATGTGTCTGTCGACGCAAGTGCCGCGGGTTCATTGCCGGGCGGCGCAGTTGTCGCACATAATTGTCGCGCCACAGTAAATGGAAGTGGAGCTGAGGCGGTTGGTGCAATCCATGCGGTTGGCTGCAAAGGCGATGTGTTTTACACCGGCTCGGGTCAATATCAGCGCTTGATCGGTGCGGAAGGCGCTGTTCAGATCACGGGCACTGGAACCGTTTCGGATAACGTGGGCGTGCTCGGTTATATGCCGAGCAATTCTGGCACAATGACCCGCTTTTACGGGTTCACGACAGACGCAGCACAGAACACGGGTACGATTGGGACATGGGCGGACTATGTTTCTCCGCTTCTCGCTCCAAGCGGCGGGGGCACGATTACGACGAAATATTCGCTTCTCAACCAGGATCCAAACAAGCTGATTTGGACGCAAGGACGCGTTCTTTACGGGCCGACTGCAACGCAGGCAGAGCTCGCTCCGCCACCGCGCGTCTTGCAGCGCACTGGTCGATACTATTATGGCATTCAGCCGAGCCAAGTTTCGGCTAACATGAACACGCTTTCCACGAACATGTGGTACGCGCCGTTCTATGTCAGCCAGCAGACGACTTATACGAAGATCGGCTGCAACGTTGTCACGGCCAATGCGAGCGCAGCCATAAAGCTTGCAATTTATGGAAGCAATCTTGGGCAGCCGGCCAATGCACCTCTCGCGACATCCGTGTCGCTTGATGCTTCGACGACTGGCGACAAGGAAGACACGACACTTTCCGTCACTCTGAATCCGGGCTTCTATTTCCTCGCGATCACGAGCAATGATAACACCATCACTGTCGCGACCTATCTGGAGAACAGCGCACTTTCGATCTTTGGCACGTCGACATCTGGAGGAACAGATGTAACGCCATACAGTGCCGGAGCGAACGGAATGACGGCATTTCCATCGAGTCCAGCGCTTTCGTATGCCGCTCTTGGCGGTGCGGGCAATGCACCGAAGATCTGGTTGCGGCGCTAAACTATTATCGACGAAAAGCCGCTGTGCGGCTTTTCTATAGAAGTATGCGAATGGAATCGCCGATTGATTTATGGTTGGCTGCAAAGTTACCCATTTCTAGGGGTGCACGGACCGTCTAGAAAGGGGGTAATCTAGTGCTTTATTTCAAACTAAATTTAGCTCGATCATTTTTGAAAGAAAAGCTATCACAGTATTTGTATCGTCCAACGGACGCGGCCAACTGAAGCCGTCAAGGCAGTGTTCTTCGTCTTTCACATACACCGTGAACCCTTCGCCGTCGGCGATGACAAGATAGGGCTGGCTGGCATAATTGCCTCTTTTACAAACTAAGGCTTTTACAATCCGTCCCGCCGCAGGGTGACTGGATTTATCAGTCACCTTGGTATGCATGTCATGCGGCTTTATTGCTTCATTCAGTTGATTTAAAGCGGGCTCAAATGTGCTCTTCCACCAGTTTGATGCTGTCTCAAATGCCTTTTGTTGTACGATTGTCTGTGCCTGCAATTTTTCTTGCTCAACACGTCGAGTTCTTATGATCTGTTCGACTCTATCGTTTGCAACTTTAATAAATGGATTTTCAGTCATAAAAAATATCCTTTGCGGCTAAATGTCCGAGGTCCCCCAATGGGCATGCGTTAGATAAACTATAAATTTGTTTGAGCCGTCAAAAAATACTTTTTTTCGATAACAGCGAGTGAAGTACGTCAGTACCGTGAGACGTATGGAACACAGGGTAAGACTTTTCTGATTAGGGAAAAGCGTTTCCGAACGAGAAAACATCTACGCTGCAGCTCCTAGAGCGGCTTTTTCTTTGGAGCAAACGATGACAGACCTTGCGGCCTTGCGGTCAGCAAATGCGGTCCGCTGGATGGATGCGAAGCTCACGCGGGAGAAGGACTTCCATGCACCGGCGATGAAGGCTGTGGCGAACAAGCAGACCTATCGCGAGATCGAAGCGCATACCGGCGTGCCTTGGGCCTTCACGGCACTCACGCATTATCGGGAAACATCGCAGGATTTCTCCCGATCAATCGCGCAGGGTGATCCATGGAACAAGCGCTCAATCCACGTGCCGGCCGGACGCGGCCCGTTCTCTTCCTTCGTTGACGCAGCGATCGACGCTTTCGTGAGCTGCTCGCCCTATGCGGCGCGCAATAAGGATTGGTCGATCGCAGGCATGCTGACTTTGCTCGAGCGATATAACGGGCTTGGCTATGCCAATCGCAATCTTCCGTCGCCCTACATCTGGGCTGGTACCGACCAGTATCACAAAGGCAAATACGTCGCCGACGGCAGGTTCGATCCGAATGTCGTCGACCAGCAGCTCGGGTGTGCTGGCCTGCTACTGGCGATGTCATCGCTCGATCCGACGATCACGCTCGGCACAACCGGGCCAGTCGCCGTCGATATCCCGAAGGATGGCGAGTGGCTGCAGAACGCGTTGAACAAGCTCGGTGCGACGCCGGTGCTTCAGGTCGATGGCATTGTCGGTCAGGCGACGCGGCTCGCCGTGAAGGCTTACCAGATGCGTAAGGGGCTCGCCGCCGACGGCGCGGCTGGCGCTCTGACACTCGCAGCCATTGACGCCGATCTTAAGGCCTTACCGGCCGCCGCGTAAGAAGACGCCAATTACTCAATAGGAGGAGAGCTATGACTCAAGATCAAGTCGATGCCTACATTCGAACGGCCTGCACGATGATCGGTGGCATTCTGATGACAAGCGCGGGATGGACATCAGAACAGGTCGCCAGCCTGACGACCGGCGTGCTCGGTGTGTCCGGGCTCATTTTCCTTGGCATCAGCCTTTACGGCTCATGGAAGGCGCATTCGAGCGCAGGCATCGCCAAAGCGGCCGAGCGGAGCGTAAGCCCGATCGACAAGGCCAAGATCGCAGCATCCTTGCCCAATACGACCGTCGTCACGACGCCTGAGATTGCTGGCACGACGCCAGAGGCGAACATCGTCTCCAATGAGACGCACGTTGTTCAGGGGCTCGCATGATCAACGTCTTCTCCATCCTCGATATCGCCGAAAGCTTCTTCGAGTACGAAGGCTTCAAGCAGGTCTTCAAAGATGGCCGCACGCTTTATGGCGTCTATACGGCCATCGTGAACGCCAAGAAGTTTTCGCCATCTGCAATGGTTAAAGACAACACGCTTTGGCCGGTCATCGAAGCCGTGAACCGCGCGACCTCTGCCATGCTAAAAATGCGCGACGACCCGACCAAAAAGCAGGAAATCGAGACCGAACTCTCCAAGGTCTGATCTTCCAAAGGTTCCCGCGTCGGCCGGGTTTGCCCGACACCTTTCGAAAGGACATCAACGTGAAAACCAACGCCAAGATCTTTGGCCTCGGCCTCTCTGTGCTCGCTGCGGGTTCGCTCGCCGCCTGCACCACGGAACAGGAACAGTCCGTTCTCAACACGCTGAACACGCTCTGCAGCGCGGCGCCGACCTTTGTAACGGTCGTTTCCTCACTCACAGGCGCCTCGGCTTTTGCTGGCACACTCGGCACGGGCGCCGGCGTCGCTTGCGATCAAGGCGTCAAGCTCGTTCAGGACGCCATTGATGCGATCACTGCTGCCGGCGGTACCGCATCTGTCAGCGTCACTTCTTCCGATCCGAGCGCCGCGAAGTCGTTGAAGAAAATGGCCGCCAAATATGGCGTCCCGGTCAAGACGGCGGGCAAGACGATCACCTTCCAGGTGCCTCCGAGCACTGGGCTCTTCGGGCTCTGACGCTCTGAAACACTGCCGCTGAAACGCTCCGCCTTCGGGCGGTTTTTTATTGCCTGAAGGAACACCCGAACATGGACCATAGCCAGATGAAATTGGGGAAATGCTCTGTCCGTCACGATCCTCGTGTCAGGGCTATGGTCTCCTATCTTCCCTCAACCCTTGGGGCTCCGCCTGATCTCGTGAACTGGGCACATGGCATCAAGGATTGGGGCATGATGCGCAACGACGAGATCGGTGACTGCACGGCGGCGGCCGTCGCGCATCTCGAGCAGGCGCATACAGTCAACACCCGCACTGAATGGACGGCGGCAGATGTGCAGGTCGTCCAGTTCTACTCGGACACGACTGGCTACGATCCGAAAGACCCGTCGACGGATCAGGGTGGCGTGGAGGTCGACGTCCTGACCTATTGGCTGAAACACGATTTCTGCAAGCGCAAGATCGTCGGCTTTTCCGCGATCAACCCTTCCCGATTGGATGCGGTAAAACATGGCATCCATTTATTCGGCGGCCTCTATACCGGCGTTCAGCTTCCCCTCAGCGCTCAAGATCAAGATGTCTGGGATGTGCCGCCGCGCGGCGCCTTCGGTGATGGCAAGCCGGGATCGTGGGGCGGCCACGCCATCTATTGCGTTGCCTATGACAAGGACGGCGTCACCTGCGTGACTTGGGGCGCGCTGAAGCGCATGACCTGGCGTTTCTGGCAAACCTACATGGACGAGGCCTATGCCGTCTTGACCGGCGCGTGGATCGATAACAAGGGCGTCAGCACGTCCGGCTTTGATCTCAAAACCCTCGAGCAGCACATGCAGGAGCTTCGCGCGGCATGAGCTGGCCACGGTCCGAGTTCTGGGCGTGGTGGGGCGTCGGGGCGCTGTTGGCATTTGCTGTCTTCGCCCTGGCAACCACAAAGGCCTTCCCGGCCGAGCGCTGCATGGCGTCTTGGTATGGCGCCGAAAGCGGCCGGCGCACCGCCTCTGGAGAACGCTTCGATCCTCGCGGCATGACCGCTGCGCATCGCACAGCGCCATTCGGTTCGATCATAGGGGTCAGAGCCTATGGCCGCGAGATCCGCGTGCGCATCAACGATCGAGGGCCCTTCGTGAAAGGCCGCTGCATCGATCTTGCCGAAGGCGCCGCCGAAGCTCTTGGCATCAAGGCACGTGGAACGGCGCTGGTCCAAATCGAAAGGATCGCAGTCCAATGAGCGGTATCAGTTTGATCCCGGCGATCGTCTATGTCTGCCTGTCGCTGCAGGGCAGGGAAGCCATGGCCTGCGGCGAATTTACGGCCTCCGAGCCGCCGCGCCGCGTCATGGTGTTCGAGCAAGCCTGCGGTTTTCACGCATGGCCCTATGGCAGCACCTACGTCGATTGTGGGCAGAAGTCATGACGACAGACAATGAACGGCTCGCAAAACTTGAAGCGCACCTCGAACATTTCAGCGAACGGATGTCGACACTCGATGATATTGCGAAAGCCACTCACCGCAATACGGCCTTGCTGGAGGGCATTTCCGGGCGTCTCGCATCAGGAGATGGCGCGCTCGCGGATCATGATACGCAGCTCAGCGATATCTTCAGGCGGCTGGGTGCTGTCGAGAACCGGGTGAAGGATCTCGATGGCAATGAGACCTGGCCTTCATGGGTGCGAATTCAGGAGTTCTTTCTCCGGTTTAAATGGATGATCTGGATCATCGGTACTTTTTGGACGATTGTTTCTGCAATTATCGGAGCGATAACGGCCTTGGTTGGCTTACCGTTCTGGCACGGCAAGCCATGAAGCTTTTAGAGGGAGGATTTGCTAGTTAATGAAATATCCTTAAATCTGCTCCGCGACTCTCGATAGAGGATGCAAGACCTTCTACAGTGAAATATGGATCAGATCCGATAGAAGCGTTGTAAGCCGCTTCGCCATCTAAAACAATTTTAGCCAAACGGTTGTTTTCGGCTGCTTTTAAAAGCACTGCGGGATCGTCAACATCCAAGTATGGCCGCATCTTAGCCATTGCATGTTCATAAATTATTTTATACGGCTTGTAGTGATAGTGCACAAACGTGAAAGACGTATCGATCCGTTCTTCGCTATTTATAAGCGATGCATAGTGAAAACCGTGATCCATTTCTTTGAAAGTTCCAGCTCTAATAATGCTCTTCCTGTGTGGGTATTTACGAAAGGCGTCCCGCTTGCCCAAGACGTTTGTAAAACAATAGTTCATGCCCAGTAAATTCTGTTGTTGGTCCACTTTATAAGAATCAAGCATATTTGATATTTTCAAAGCATCAGTTGTTGGACCGTCCGGTGTGTCCAGCGCCAAAAATTCATCACAATCGATGGGAATGAAAAAGTCGTATCTATCCGTCGTTTGTAGATCTCGGATTCTTTCACCTATCAAAACGCCTTTCCTGCGGAAATCTATTCCAGATTGTGCAGACCAGTAAACGTTAAGTCCGAGTTTCGCTTGCTGCTTCAAAAACGCGATTACATTTGGATCCGTTGATCCATTGTCCCAAAGATATATATTTTCTAAACCGAAAAGATTTGAGTGATACGCTATCCACGAGGGGAGTAGATCGCTCTCATTCTTTTGCATTATCATGCATGCAACACGTGACGTCGAGGCAGCCAGTATTGCTGGAACACATTTGGTCGGTTCGCTATCTACCTTCGATCGTTCAGATAAACCAGCGATCTTCGTGCGTGTCATCCCCAGCTGAGAAAGCCAAGATATCTCTTCATCCAAGCCAGCTGTGATTTCTCGAATTATCTTGCTGGGGCGGTCCGACAGAACAATGCTTGATCCACTTATTAAATCAATATCTTTGCTGTCATCTGTATCCACGATCACATTGAGATTTTTAGAGAATGAAGGCAAAAAGTGGTGAGTAGCAAAATTATGATTAGCTGCAAGTTCTGAAGCTAGACGTCTGTCCCAGGTTATTCCCGTTCTAACTTTTTCAGCTGGTGCTCCCGCGTATATGCAGTTTGCAAGTAATTTGCCTTGAGCAACCGAACCTTGGCCAATGATTGTGTCCGAGCCAACTTCTGTGCCCTTATTAAGAGTCACTGAACGCGAGACCCACACGTGAGGGTGCAGAACCACAGAACGTGGTGGATTTATCCGTTTTCCTGATTCAGCATCGTAGATACCATGTGAATCACTGGTTCGCATAAAAACATTGGTCGACAGCATAGCGTCGCTGCCGATGATAATGTTCGAGTTTTCTTGTACGCAAAAATTACAGCCACTTTGAGTCGTTGTACCAGGACCCAACACTGTGTAGGCTGATTGGCCATACGTATGAACGAATAATCCTTCAAGTCGGCTGCTAAAACCGGCCACAAATATATTGTCGAGGCCATGGCAGGCTATGTTTGTGTCCTTGATATCGCAATCGCTACCAAAAAAAACGAATGCTGGTTTCTGCCCAGAAATCGAAGTGCGCAAAAATTTGCAACCAGCTGCTACGAAAACACGAGCTTCTGGATTGCTAATTATTAAGCCTTCAACCTCGCCATTCTTCACCTCAGTATATGAAGTTAGAGGCTCTAGTCGGGCAGGAACAGAATTATTCTCGGCAAAAATAGAAAGCAGTTGCGCATAAATATAACGCAACCTGTGATCGGTCTTTTGTGCGAGGATTTGATCCATGAGCATAGGAAAAGATGTCTTAATTGTCTCTTCGACAGACATCCGTCGCGGTTTCTCAGATGCAGCCATTTCTTTCCTACCGTACTTCAATGCGCCAGCGAACCAGATCACGTTTTTTATGATCACGAACACAATCATCGAAATCAAAACGTGTCATATACAGATCGAATGAATTTTTCGCGTGATCAAAAGTGTGTCCATCATCGTTCGATATCACCGATGGATACGAATAGAACTTACCACAACCGGGCTTGCCATATGGAGCGGCGGCCTGCATCAGGAAAGATCTATTGTTCCAATGAACAAGATCTTTTGAAAGGCTATAATAAATTCCTTCTTCAGCGCCTGTGCCTTCTTGAAAAACAGCGACCCAAGAATCTAAATCCTCAACCCAAATAATCGCCCGAATTGGGCTGTGGAAAATGTCTGGACCAATAATCGTGCATGACTGATTCGTTATCGAACTGAAATCTGCGTTGAACCCTTCTCCGGATAGAGCAAGCCACTTCGTCAGTTCGGGATTTTGAGCCTTAAATAAGCAATTTCCCGATTTTATACCTGCAGTATTTTCAGCGTATATAATGACATATGAGGCTCCGCTGTAGGCAACTATGTTGCTCGTCGTAAAGAAACCAGTCCTCTTAGTGAGGTTACGATCATAGGGTTGCTGGGGGACAGCAATAGTTCGATCGGTACGTGATTTCAGGTGGAACGGGCCATTTTTGGGAGCGGTAGCCAGTAGAATAGAACTATACCAACACGCTCCTCGCTCGGTGGAGCTACACATTCCTTTATGACGCTGACCATTGTAATCGTGGGAAGCTAATCCAACAATTTGATGTTGTGCATTAAGAGCTATTGCTTGGACCCAATACATGTCGTCAAATGCATTTGGATCAGCATTCTCACTTCCCATAGCTTTGAGCTGGCATTGAGGACGCAGAGTAGAAAGCGTTGCGCCCATCAAAGGGATGTTTCGATTGTTGGTTGCAAGAAAATAAACTCCTCCTCCATCTAAGCGAAGAGCTCGGGCCGGAGCATCTGGGACTGACATCGTGTGACAAGGATCACCATCGATGAAGACCTGCTCTTCCGAAGCGACAGCAAGATGTTGCTGGGGAGTTTTCATTTGCTCAGCACTCACCGAAGTTGAGATCGCCTGCATGAAACTGAAGGTGACGAGCATCAGATGATGATGGACATAGTTTGTGAGCAAATTAAAACAATAGTCTCTGATTGCTCGAGGTAGTTTAGGCATGGTCACATCCCTGATGGTGCCGTCGATATGTTAATTGACAAAGCTATTCCAGAACTGGGGCACAAGTTAGGATTTGGCCATGATAGAATGGGAACGAGCTACACTGATTTCAAAATCATATTTGACAGCTGACTAAGCTGAGGTGAGATTTCTATTTCGGCAGATTTAAAGAGTTGGAGGTAGTTTCCAAGCAGCTCTCTCCGCTTGTTCCGAAACTCTTCCGCGTCAAACGAAAAATAATCTCTGATATTGTTGGCAGTGATACCTTTGATCTCCGAGTAATTGCGAACTGGAATACCCATCGTTTCGCACATCTCCCGCGTACGGCTGTCGTGTGCGATGACGGCCGCTGGTACGCCGGCCTGAATTGCTAGCATTGCGCCGTGGAATCTCGTCCCTACTACAAAATCAAAACGTCGCAAAAAATCCAACCAAGCTCTCGCGTCGTAGATCGCATAAGCATATTTGCGGCACCAAGTTTTGAATTCTTCCATTGACTTGTTCGGTGCTACGAAATTCTTGCACAAATCTAATGTTTTTGGATCGATTTTATCGAATTCATCGCGGGCTAATCTGAGCATTTCGAGCCCATGCTGAACGATATAAGCGCCGCCGGTAACGGTGACGATGTCTGCCAAATCTTGCTCAATTTTGGATAACTCCGGTGGTCCGTAGGGGATTCCAGCGGCAACGGCGATTACTTTCGGAGCAAGCTTATATTTTCTTTCCAACACATCTGGCAGATCTAATCGGTAGTTAATGAAGTTTGAGGGGCAGCCACTGACGATGCTTGAGTGAGGATAGCCTAGTTTTTCGATTTGACTTTTTGTGAACGCTCCACGCACCCCCAAATTGGGGGCATCGGAAGGCGAAGATGCGGCCAAGACTTGAAGCCAGTTTTTTGTTCCGTCGGTAAGCTCAATATCTGGGGATAGGATAGTCGACTGTGCCCCTAAACCGATACCAATTACCGGCAGTTGAAATTCTTTTAGCTTACGCGCTAAAGAACCCAAATCGGTATGCTTTCCGAGCTGGTTCGCGAGAGGCAATACGAGAATGTCGCCCATCGATCTTAATTGTTCGGGTGACGCGTTCCATTCAACGATCGGTACGTTAGCTTTAAGATGCGAGACGATAGCATACTGAAATGCGAGGTTACCTGAGTTACCGCCGGTTTCGTCAAAAAGGCTTTTAGAGTCTTTCAGATAAACATCTTTAATATAGGGGTTACCCCCTATCACAATCGCTTTGCGCATCCGTTGTATTCCTTCGGGAACGGTCAAACTGCTCGATTGGGAGTTGATTGCCACAGCATCTCGTGGTCGTCTATATCTTCAAATACCCAACTTCTGCCAGGCTTAACGAGATCGAGACGCAATCCGCTATGGTCCTGATTCCTTTACAGGAGGCTCCTGTCCTTTTTGCAACGGCCTGTTCTTTAGCATTAGTCTCGCCAAAGCATGAGCATGAACTTCAGCGACTTAATCGTTGGTGAATTCTGTTGATCGAAACGCTAGTGCGGCGAGTGAGGAGCCCATAAGGCATTTGTATTTGTTTATGAACTATAAGGGTAATTTGGGCAAAAAATCGCGGTCTAAGTCCAATTATTGCAGTTTTGCTCGCCATCCTGTCAGGATAAACGATGTCCAATTTTCGTTCGCAGAAAGTATACCTGAATATTACAGACAGGTTCTGCAAGACAGCAAATAGATATCTTCTCCTATTTAGCGTTTCTGTGTGTTTAATAATTCTTCTTTATTTCTTTTACCAGGGTGCTGGAATTATAAAAACTCAGCGAGTATCTTTAATTCGTGACTTAAAATCTAATGTAATGCTTTACCATAAAAACTGTGAATATAATCATTACTTCACCGTCATAGATTTAATAAGTATTCAAGGGTTTGATGACTTTAAAATGGCTGAAAAATTAGAATGCCCGAGATTTTATAATCAAAATCAAGAGTGGATGTCGCCAACTGAGTAGCGTATAGCTGTGGCTGTAATTCTGGGAGGAAGGGCTGAGGTGGCCGAAATTCAGAAAGACGAAATAAAGTTCGACGGTCGCATTGACGGTTTTGTCCCGCCCGCGGAGTTTAGCGGATGGGTCACCAAACAAGTAAACGGAAATCTTGTCAAAAATGCTTGTGTCGAAATAAATAACTCAAGTCTCCTAGCGGTTGTGTTTCCATCCTTTAAGCGTCTGGACGTTTCTAATGACCCAAATATTTACACGGGTTTTTCGATCGACTTGGAGCGTCTAATATCTCTGCACGAGATCCGGTCTGTAATGGAATTCGTTGAAGGCACTTGTAGATTCGTTGCCGCTGACGTCAATGGTCAGCGAATGGTGCTCAAAATTGTTCCTCGTGCAGAAGAGAAAATTAGAGCGTGGTTTGCGAGCACCAAAGCGTGAATGCATCTGCTTTTTTGCACTTCAGATATCGAAATCTGATGCTTCTTCTTTGATTTGAGCAAGTAACATTAATAGTGCTTGTTTTTCCTTTTCAGTTAAAGAGATTGGCTGACCGGGCTCATAACGCTGTAAGAAGGTCTCGAGCGTGGTCGCTGCTTCTAATGTATCAATTAAGCTGAGGGCTACTTTTCGAGTTTCCATTCGGTTTTCTCCATGACGGCTGGGCACCAGCCGTCCATTAATGTGGGGATTTAGTCAAGCATACGGCACTTGTCTTTTGATCCGATTTTTTCAAAAATAAGCCCGAGAAGAGCGTTTTCGTGGCCAGGCTTGAGGGGGGCGATGTTACGAAGCAAAGGGCGCAGGAAGTTGAACGAGGCCGTTATGAGCAGTTTGATGGAAATCGAAGAAGCGATAGGGAACGCAATTCGTGGAATATTTGAATCAAAATCAATGGCGTGCCCTGAGCCGGACATCTTGCGGAAAGCTGCGCGCGCGGCGATGGCCGAAATTGGCCCTCTGAAAGGGACAGCTAACTCTGTCGGCACAAATGCTGAGCGTTCTGGCGAACTCGCCACCTGGTCTGGATGGGAGACGTTCAAAGGGTAATTCCTGAGCACATCGAATTGATTATCATGCGCTAGGGTTTTCTATAATAACTGTGCCCGTGACGCCGTCATAGGTCAGTGCGAAATCGCGAAGGAACGTCCTTCCGAGGATTGCTTGGTGGAACGCTGGATTGCCAGCCTGAAGACGTACACCAGCGAACAGACCAGTTATCACGTGATAAAGAGCCGGAACATGCATTTGGGCTATGTACATGTTGACTTCTTGATTTCCGTTAGTTCCTGCAATTTGACGACGATCTGCAATTGGCAAGCCCAGCGAAATAGCTAAACTATCATCGATACATGATTCTATGCTCCCGGTATCAATTAGCGCACAAACTTCCGTAGGAAGATTTGGCACTTCGTAGCGGCGGCTATCGTCATAATTAGGGTCGAATCCGACGTTAACAAAAATGGTTGGACCGTTTAGAAGAAGACGATCCCTTCCCTTGGCGATTTCGCCATCTTCAAAACCACATAGCGCTTTACGCATTTGCTTCAACTTGGATTAGATGTTGGGGTCGAGATCTCTACCAGAGTGCTACTCGAGATGCCATCCGATGCCATGAGCTTGAATGTGCGTTATCCCTGAATTCGTGGCAGGAGCTCTTAGCCTCCCGGAGGATCAAGTGGGATCTTCACGGAAGGGTGTGAAATAGCGACGAATATCAATGACTGTGTGTTGCTCATTGTGCGCGGGAGCCGAATGGCCAAAGCCAAATATTGAAAAGCGATCTCACTGCGAGCGCTAAAAGCATATAAAGTACGGCACCGATTAGCCAACAGCCAATGGACATTCCCGCCATTTCTTCCACGCCGACATTGGGGGTCAGCCCAAGCAATCTCGTGATTCCGTAGCCAAAAATAGCGGCCACCCAAGCTAGCAAGAATGCCATCAAGTCGCCTGTACGAGCTCTCACGTGCTGCTCCCTATTTTTCCAGCCCGGCGAACGCCACTTTCCCCGAGCGCCCGCCGGCAGTATACAGCCGCTTTGATACGCAGCTCAACGCCATCTTCATGTCGATAATTAGCACGGCCGATCTGTTTTTTTCAGCGCCTCAAAGAAATAAGCCGGAGCGACATCCAAAATCTTGGCAAACTGCATCAAGAGACCGGCGTCGACATGTTTGTCTCCGCTTTCATAGGCTGCGAGATCCTCTGTTGAGATCAGGAGCTTTTCTGCCAACTGCTCGACGCTCCAGCGCAGCGTCAGCCTGCGCGAAGAAATTTGGCAGCCCACGGCCTCATCAATAGCATTTTTCTTCAAAAGGCTCTCCCTAAGCCTTTATGTGCTACCTAAAGCTATACTACAGGTACAGGAGCTTCGACTGTTAAACTTGCTAGACGATAGCCGGTAACAGTCCATTTTGTTTTAAATTTCGAGGTAAATTTATGGGATTGCTGAGGAGTAGGCGGATTTCCCTTGTGAATGGCAGGATGGCTTAAAGCAAAGGTTTTTTAATCGAATTCTTAGCAACTGATTGCTTGGCTAAATGACTTAGCTATTTGTTCGAGCAACGCGGATCATGATGGGCCGCCGCTGCTTCGCTGGTCTGGACGCGCGAATGCGTCGGACGACGAGTCTGGCGAGAAAGCGGGATGGCAAACGCAGACGCGGTTGAAGTGCTTGCATATGTTGCAATGATGGCCGACGAACTCAGGGCACTCGCAGGCGCGGTTGCTTCAGAAAAGCTTCTGTCATTGTTGGAGGCATCCGGTGATGCAGCGCGAGAGCAAATTGAACAGATCACATCAAGCGGTTCAAAAAGCGAATAGCCGGATTCAAAGCAATATTATGAGACGTCAATATGCCTGATCGTGATGAATGTGTGGAGACTAGCCTGCGACCGGTCTCTGCCAGTGACGCCTTAGAATATATAGGGGACATGACCCGCGAGCTTGCGCAGCTCGCCGAACCAACCAAACTTCCCATGCTCGTTTATCATCTACAGGCTGCTCGCGATATTTGCTTAAGGGCGCGAGAGCAGGAAATCATCGACAAGATGCAGCTTCTACATGACGAAGCCTTCGTGGTCTTGCCGAGCATATTGCATCAAGCGCTTTTCGACGATTCTCCGGACGATACTCAATCTTGAGATTGCAGCCCGGCAAAGCTCGAATGCCGCAGCATCCCGTTTCGGTGAGATCGCGGAAGGCGACATTCGCCTTGAGCAGCGGCTGGCACCATCTGGCGCCCTTAATCCGCAAGCCAACGATCGGTGCCCTGCTAATTTCGATGCTGTCAATCGCGCGTTTGAGATCGGCCGCGACGCGTTCTGAAAAGCCGGTCCCGACGGAGCCGCGATAAGTCAGGCCGACGCCTTCCTCACTCGCAACATGCAGCGCGCCAAGGCCGCCGTGCTTGCCGGGCTGATAGCCGATGATGGTGTAGGCCTGATGCTTGATGCATTTGACCTTGAACCAGTCCTGCACGCGGCCTGAGCGATACGGGCGGTCTCGCCGCTTCGAGACTATTCCCTCGAGCTCATGCTCGCAGGCTATGGCAAAGACGCGCGGACCAGGCGCATGAAGCTCTTCGCTGAAACGGATTGCATCCGGTGCGCCGGCGATGATTCCTTCGAGCACCATGCGCCGAGTATCGAGCTGCCAGTCCCTGATATCGAGCCCGTCGAAGAAGAGCAGATCGAAGACGAAAACGACCGCTTCATGCGCGCCGCTGGCCTTCAGCGCGGCCTGCAGAAGCCCGAAGCGGGAGCGGCCGCGATCGTCGAGCACGACAGCTTCGCCATCGATAACGGCATTGCGCACGGGTAGCCCGGCGGCGGCCGTCGCGATCGCCGGAAAGCGCTTCGTGAAATTGAGGCCAGTGCTGGAATAGATCGTGACCTTGCCGTCCTCGATCGCAATCGAGATGCGGTATCCGTCCCATTTGATCTCATGCTGCCATTCTGGACCCGTCGGCGGCTTGGTGACGGTCGTCGGCTTGCTCGGCGCAATCCAGCCCGGCAGCGGAGCGTTGAATTCAACGGTCGGGGTTAGAGGTACGTTTACGTTATTTGTTTTCGCCATCACGAAGTGTGTGCAACGCAGTTTCCAAGGAACATGTAGCCTACTTTACGGCTCCAGGATCGTCATTGCAGATGAGGACGTCCGGTTTAACGCCTAATGCTGTTGCGATTCTATAACATAAGGCAGCGTCGACGCGTTCCGATCCACTTTCAAAATCGAGCATTTCTTGCTCACTCACGCCGATCATTTCGGCCAGATGCTTGGCCGTCAGAGTGAGTTCTTCGCGGCGCTTTCTTATGCGCTCCCCGACAGCAACATCTAATGAATTCGGCAAAAGGCTTTCTCCCAAAAGCCCATATCTCAACTATAGCTATACCATATCAAGCTTGATATCGAAACGCGGTATTCAAAATGTGTCATTTTTACTGTTGATTTATTTCATTTTTTTGCGAATGTATCGATCTGATGTGTACTCGGCATTTTGGTTATGCAAAATGCCAAACATCATAACGGGTTATATTGTTCTGTTACCAAATACTAATGAAGCAATTTTTAGATATTTTAATTGATGTACGTTTTTGTAATCGGTTGAGTTTTATGGGGGGATAGTTGTGGCAAGTGACAGACCGCCTATAGTCAAAAATATAATAGATGAAACCGTCTACAAGAAGCTTGAATACATTGAATCTATGCTCAAGGGTTTGGGCAAGATCATTGATGGAGATGATGACGAGGTCTTTTTTCATCTGAAAGCTGCGGAGCGCGCGTGTTCAGAGCGCATCTTCAACTTTGAGCGAGACGTGTTATCTGAAATCTCGAGGAGCGATCCGCCTACAGCCGAGCTTGGTGAAGCCGGATAATTTTGTAGGATTGCAATTTTTGGTTGTACTTCGTAGCCTTTCGGTGCTGCACGGGAGGCGTCGATGCACGGAACATTCGCTGGGGAAGACGGGTCGAAAATAAAAAACCTCTTCGACCTCGATGAGCTTAGTCGTCTCATACATATTGTTCGCGTCGTGCAATTGGGTGCGCGGTACGCTACATGTGACGATGAATTACAAGATCTCGCTCATGGGGCAGATTATGTATGCATATATCTGTCGCATAAAATCGAAGAAATCGATAATGGCCAGTCGTCCGATGGCCCTTTAAACGCTAAACGGTTGCTCACTCTGCTCAAGACAATCGCTGATCTTCTTGTGTGCTTTGGTGCCTTGGTCGAGGGCGATGTTGTGGTCAGATACGCAGAGGCCGTCGACGGGCTTTTCCGCACGATAATTTCTCAAATGAAATCTCTTGAGCTTATTTTAAATCAGAATTCAGATGCGATCGAGGGGGAGATGACTGACGGATTTACCCTGGTCTAACTGTCGAGGCGACGATGGTTATGACCTCCAACCAATTGTCGGTAGAGAGTAGATCTTTGTAATCGTCGAGGACCGTAAAGCGAGAAATCATGCCGCCAAATTCGCGATCAGCGTGGTCCGGATAATCGATATAAACCGTGAGATTGTTAGGTGTGAGCCAACACGGACAAGTGTCATTGTGCCAACTGATATCTCGCCAGTCCCTCGGAATGGATGGAATTGTGCCAGCGGGATAGTCCGGAAATTCAGATTCATAATCTAATTTCATGTCATTTAACCTTACGCCGCGCGCGATGATGCTCGGATCATCATCACCTTCGCCGGTCTTGTTCAACCGCTTTGAGACCGCTGCGATTAGCCTGCATACGGGCCTTCTCTTATCCCCGATATCCACGCCTCGCATCGGCTATCCTCAGCGCTTTTGATCATCCTTCGACCGTTCCGCGATCGTCCGGATTCCCTGCCTCAAGGTAAGATGAGCACGGGGACGCTGGATGCAGGCTTCATCAAAGGCCGCACGGGCAATAATCCCATGACTTGATCGGGCCAAGACTTCTTCAATCCCGCCTTTGTCATTCCAGACTTCGACCTGATAGCCTCCCCATTCATCGCGGGGGCCATCCACGAGATCGGCATAAAGTCGCAGAGCTTGGACGATCATCCGTGTGCTTTGCTCGGTTAGAATGATGCGCTTGCCCGGCGGATGAGCTTCAAGGCGCGCGGCGAGATATCTGACGTCATTCATCGTCATGGTCTTCAAAGAGACGAAGCGTTGCACATACTGGCCTTTGGCCATCAGAATCGCCCGTCGGCCATGATCCGATCGCCCTGGACATAGATGCGGCGTTCGAGCGGATACGGGTCGAGCAGCGTCTCATAGCCGATCATGACGTCGGTCTCTGTCCGGCGACCGCAATCCAGACATTGCAGGCGCCGAAGTGTGGAGGTCAGCCGCTCGGACTGCGGGCGGCGGTCCAGAAAGATGCGGCCGTTACGGCGGCAGATCAGGCATGTCACGAGCAGATATTGCCAGCCGTTTTCCGTGGCCTCGGCCACCGTCTGTGGAGGCTCATTGAGGGATCGCATAGTCGCGCTCTTTGTTCCGACTTTGTTCTTATGCCGGAACGCGGATCGAGAGTCGAATCTGGATTGGAAAAGTGGGACACTCCGCTAATGGTGCCCTCTGGACACGACTGGTTTTAAAGGAGTAGAGAAAGTGTCCAACAGCGTTATTTCAGGCTCTTTATCTAGAACCTCCTCTCCTGCCAGATCTGATCCTTAAGGCGAAATCCTCTGAGGCGTCTTTTGATCAGTCTCGCACAGCGCTTACAGCGGGCTCGATGGAAGATATTTGATTCATCGCGCTTCGCGTTTTCGCCATACCGATAATGGTTTTGCTCAGCCTTATGATCGGTCTCTCGATAAGAAGATGGACCAGAACTCCGCCGAGCAGTGCGCAGATAATCAAGATTACTTTTCCCGCGGAAGCGTCAACCCAATCTTGATGTCCTGTTCTCACCATCTTCAGCCAAATACTTTCTATGATTATGATATGGAATAGATAAATCGTATAGCTCGCGCTGCCGAGTAATACGCATAGTTTCCATCTAAAGAATTTTAATTGCTCGAATGTCAGCAAACCCATGATGAGCAGCGCTGATGCAATTCCCCACGAAAGAACTCGGTTTGGCGGATTGAAGTAATTTTGCAGAAAGACAGCCGCCGACAATCCCAGACATGCAATCCCCAACCGTTTCGAAAGCGGTCCGCAAGCCCTATAAAACTCGCAGGCAGCAAGCCCAAAAGCGAATTCCAAAACGAGGTTATTGAGAAAGAGAATGCCGCCGCCCCAAGATGGCGGGACTGTCAGACTAGCCAACGCTGCCATGATGAAGAGCGCATATCGTCGGCAGGCCTCTGGCTTGGTGAAGAGAAGCAGTGCGGCAAAGATCAAATAAAACGACATCTCATAGACGAGCGTCCAAGCGGGGAAATAAATCGGAGTCCATGCACCGCTATCGGGAAGAAAAAAGAGAGATCGAAGAAACCAGTACAGGCTAATTCTATCGTCACCCCAATCGTAGATCCTTACTAGGCTATAGACGCCTGTCGAAATCCAATACATGGGCACGATACGAAGAATTCGCTTCAGCAGAAATTGCCCGCTGGTTTCGTTTGGTGGCAGCGAGTAACCAATTACAAATCCGCTAATGCAGAAAAAGATATCTACTCCTGCACCACCCAGATTAAACGTCTGAAGGGGGAAACCATGTTGGACAGTCACGCCGAAGGCTGCGACAAACCGTAAAAAGTGGATCGAATAAAGCAACGCTTTGCCCCTTCGTTGGGGCGCTATTTTTCGCGTTACGTTAGGTAATGCAAGCTGTAGCGCAACCAT